GCCCCCCCCCCACTACTCTCCTAGCGCGCCGTACCTTACATTCCGCCACCGCGCGCCCTGCGCGGCGCGGATCCGTTCCGCCAGCTTGCCGTGTACTTCCGGCGTCCACTTTGTCCAGCGGTCGAAGAACTTCGCCGCTGCGGCCTTGTCGCCGTTGTACTGAAGCGCGAGCACTTCTCGCAGCAGCGAGCTGACCACCTCGTTGTAGCGGTCGTAGTTGATCGTCAGCCGGGCCGTCTGCGGATCGGGCGTGATCAGCCCGTTCTCCATGAACCAGTTGAACTGGATGAGCTGCATCGTCTGATACGGCTGATCGCGGCGTGGCTGCACGTTCTGGAGCGTGCGACGAATCCCGGCGGCACGCACAGCGCTCAACGTTTCGGCGGGGACGCTTCGCTTGTGGAACGAGAACAAGGAGACGAGATCGGACTTCATCTCCTCCATTCCGTCCGCGTAATCCTCGAGCGCTGCATCGATCGTTCTGCCGGCTTTGTCGCGGTCGGGCCCGAGGTAGTGACCGATCTCGTGCCAGAGGGTGCGCTGGAAGTCGCCCTGCGGCGCGAGGTCGTTCGCGTGCACGTCGGCCGTCGCGGCGCGCCATACGCGCTGCGACGCGGCGAAGATGTCGGGGTTGGTCATGATGTTCTCGCGAAGCAGAATCGTCCGTCCGTAGCGGCGCGAGAACAGCGGATCGTTAGGAAGAATCGTCGCGGTATTCGTTCCGCGCGCCTGGCCGTAGTCGGAAATCACGTGATAGACGCCGACGGGGATGTCTTCGCGAATGCGTTTGTGAGGCGAGTAGGGCAGCGCATCTTCGATCGCCTGGAGACCGCCCAGCGCGCTGCGAAGCTCGGTCGTCGCCTTCTCATTCGAAATGAGCAGTCCGACGCTGTGAAATGCCTTCACACCGAAAAGGGCGTCGTCGTAAGTCTCATATGCACCGATCTGCGCATTGAGGCGCTTGAAGCGGCCGGTCACCCATGACGCGTCGCCGCTCTCATAATCGTTCGACAGAAGATCGCGTGCGCGGTTGCGCAGGTAGCGCGCGAACTCCTCGTCGCTGGACTCGACGTGGTCCGCCGCGCTGCGGAGGAGGCGATGTGCTTTGCTCAACTGATCGGCGTAGGCCACGGAGTAAGGCACTGCGTAGAGCGTCTTTGCCGAGGGTGCCAGCGAGGTGAGGCGCGGCTTCAGGGTCGGATGCAATACCTCGATCGCCGGATGCGTGGCGAGAGCTTTCAGATCACGCTGGATATTCTCTTTCGTGGCACGGCGAACGACGGTCCGTTCGCCGAGGATGTCGTCGCGCTGATCCGGATGTGCGGTGAGGAACGCTTTCATCTCCTCGCGCGTGGCGTCGATCGGATAAACGTTGCGAGCGGCGACTTCCGGAACGACGGGAAGGAACGCCTCGCGCTTGTTCTCGAGCGTCGTGACGATTGGACCCTGTGAAAGCCGATAGAGGGTCAGCAGGTCCTCCCGCCCGCTTTTCCGGAGTGCCGCCCGGGCGCTGAGGGCCTGGTGATGGCGCGACTCTTCATAGAGGTCCTGGAAGATGTCGCCCACCGCGTAGAGGTCCTTCAGTGCGGCCTGTTCGCCAGCACTGAGCGGAGTGAGATCGGGTGCAAGACGAATCGTCTCGATCTTCGCCAGAATCGGCGCGGCCTTCTCCGCCGGCCAGTAGCCGGCGGGAACGCTGGTCATCATCAGAAGAGGGAGGAGTATTGCGCGTCGCATGCGCGCAGGATACGCCGGGCATCGGCCTCGCCGCTGAGGGTTTGAAAAGCAATCACCACAGAGGCACAGAGGGCACAGAGAGAAGTACTCTCTGTGTGCTCTGTGCCTCTGTGGTGATTTCGCCTTACCTCGCCGCGTACATCGCAACTACCAGCGGACCGCTATACCCGCGGATCGGAGCACCCGACGCCACGGCGATGCCGATCTCGTCGAAGTCGCGCTTGAGGATGTTCGCGCGATGGCCGGGAGAGCTCATCCAGCCGCCCACCACGCGGGCCGAGGTCGGGTAGCCAACCGCGAGATTCTCGCCGATCACGCTGTAGCGGTAGCCGCGCTTATCGACCCAGGTGAATGGGCTCGTCCCGTCGGGCGCGACGTGGTCGAAATATTCATTGTCGAACATGTCCGAGACTCGATCGCCGGCAGCGGCAGAGAGCTGGCTGTTCAACCTGAGGGGGCTCATGCCCTTTGCGGCGCGTTCGCGATTCATCTCGTCCACGAGCGTCTGCGCGCTCAGCGACGACGCGTCCGCGCGCGGAGACGTGCGCTGCGGTGTCCGCGCGCCAGTGACAGAGACGCTGCCGCGACCCAGTGCCTGCTCGAGATCGCGGGCGAGGTCGGAGAGCGATGTCCTGCGTGGAGTGCGGGTTTCCGCGACAAGCGACAGTGGCGCGGCGAGCGTCACGGCGAGCACCAGGGCGCTAAACCTTTGCAAACGGGATACTTTCATTTTCGTGGTCCTGCTTTGGAACGATTTGTTACACCTGGCTATCGCAACCGGTATGCCTCGTTCGACTGTCCCTGTTTCGTTGCCATGCCGCGCGCCGGTTGCGCGGAAAATGCGCGCCATGAACGTGATTCGCCGGCCGCTCGTGTTCTCCGGAGTCGTATGTGTGATCCTTCTCACTGGATGTCGTGCTGTGGAAGAGCATAGCGACAAGAAGGCGCCGGCGACGGTGACGGCTGACACGGAGTCGCACGGCCTCGACCTCGCCGGGATGGATCGGAGCGTCAAGCCTGGCGACGATTTTTTCCGCTACGGCAACGGAACGTGGCTGGCAAAGACGGAGATCCCGCCCGACCGTTCCAACTATGGCTCGTTTGCCATCCTTACCGAGGAGGCGAGCAAGCGCACGGTTGACCTGATCGGGAACGCCGCGAAATCCACGGATGCCGAAGAGAAGAGGGTTGGTGACTTCTACGCCGCCTACATGGATGAAACGACGATCGATCGCAAAGGGTTGTCACCGCTCTCGCCGGAGCTGGCGCGCATCGACGCCATCTCCGACAAGACCGCGCTCGCCCGCTTCCTCGGATCCCAGCTGCGTGCCGACGTCGACGCGTTGAACAACACGCAGTTCCACACGTCACGGCTCTTCGGGCTGTGGGCATCTCCGGACTTTGCCGATCCGACAAAGAATGTGGGCTATCTGCTGCAGGGCGGTATCGCGATGCCCGATCGCGAGAACTACATCGGAACGGATGAAAAGAGCCGGGCGCTTCAGCAGAAATACCGTGAGCACATCGCCGCGGCTCTCACGCTGGCAAACGTTTCGGACGCGACCGCGCGTGCTGCGCGGGTCTACGCGCTCGAGGAGAAAATCGCCCGCGCGCATTCGACGCGCACCGAGTCTGTTCAGGTGCAGCGTGCGCAGCGGTGGCCTCTCGCGGATTTCGCGAAGAACGCGCCGGGCCTCGATTGGACCGCCTATTTTTCTGCCGCCGGTCTCGAAGCGCAGCCGCATCTCTACGTCTGGCAACCGCCGGCATTCACCGGTATCTCCGCTGCCGTTGCCAGCGAGCCGCTCAGCGTGTGGAAGGAGTACCTGACGTTCCACGCGATCGACCGCGCGGCGCCCCTTCTGTCGAAGCCGTTCGATGTCGAGCACTTCAAGTTTCACGGGACGGCGCTGACTGGAGCTCCGCAGCAACGCGAGCGCTGGAAGCGCGGCGTCACCGCGACGAACGAGGCGATGGGTAACGCCGTTGGCAGGATGTATGTCGCCCGCTACTTTCCACCCGAAGCGAAGGCAGCGGCGCAGGAGATGGTGAAGAACATCGTGGCCGCGTTCGGTGCGCGCGTCGATCGCCTGGAGTGGATGGCGCCGGCGACGAAAGAAAAGGCGAAGGCCAAGCTTGCGACGATGTATGTCGGCATCGGCTATCCGGAGAAGTGGACCGACTACACGCCGCTGGAGATCTCACGCGACGACGCGTTAGGCAACGCAGAGCGGGCCGCTCTGTTCAAATATCGCGGAGTCCTGGCCAAACTGGGACAGCCGGTCGACAAGACCGAATGGTGGATGACGCCGCAGACGGTCAACGCGGTCAATCTGCCGCTGCAGAATGCGATGAACTTCCCCGCGGCCATTCTCAATCCGCCATTCTTCGATGCGAAGACGGACCGTGTGCAGAACTACGGCGGCATCGGCACCGTGATCGGTCATGAGATCAGCCACAGCTTCGATGACCAGGGCGCGTTGTTCGACGCTGAAGGACGGCTGTCGAACTGGTGGACGAAGGAAGACTTCGCGCACTTCAACGCCGCCGGAGAACGCCTCGCCGCGCAATACGACACGTACCAGCCACTGCCCGGGATGCGTCTCAACGGCAAGCTCACGCTGAGTGAGAACATCGCTGACGTCGCAGGGATCGCCGCGGCGTACGACGGGTATCGCGCCTCCTATGCGGGGAACGAAGCGCCGGCTTCACAGGGCCTCAGCGGCGACCAGCGCTTTTTCGTGTCGTTCGCGCAGATCTGGCGCAGCAAGGCGCGCCCGGAAGCGATGCGATCGTCGCTCATCACGAACAGCCATTCGCCCGGAGAGTTCCGCGCCGCGACGGTGCGCAATACGGACGCCTGGTACGGAGCGTTCGGGGTGAAGCCGGGGGACAAGTTGTATCTCGCACGGGAGGCGAGAATCCGGGTCTGGTGAGGTTAGCCGTTGGCCGTTTGCCGTTGGCCGAGACGGCGCCGGCGGCGCAGCTCCCATGTTTCGCCACGATGGCAGGGGATGCAGAGCGTGCGGATGTTCTCGAGGTTGGAGTCGCCGCCTTCGACAACGGGGAGGATGTGGTCAGCCTCCCACCAACTCTTGCGACGGCGCGAGATGATGCCGGCATCGATCAGGTTCTGCAGCTCACTCATTCGCTGCGCGAAGGGCAGCCGCATGATCGACCGCCGTTGCTTTACGGTGTCGATGCCGCACAGACGGCAGATGCCGCGGTCGCGCTTGAGGACGCACTTCCTGAGGTAGCTCGTGCTCGAGCGGAGACGCCACTCGTGAACGCACCCATCGGAGCAGAACGTACGCCGTCGTCCGGCGACTGCTCCCTTGCACCAGCGGCAAGGCCCCTTCACGTGAAGGAGTTTCGCATGAAACGGGTAGCGGGTAGCGGGTAGCGGGAAGCGGGAAGCGGGAAGCGGGAAGCGGGGAGCGGGAAGCGGGAAGCGGAACGATGAACGATGAACGATGAACGATGAACAACTACGGTCAACGGCGAACGGCGAACGGCGAACGGCGAACGGCAAACGGCAAACGCGGCGAACGCTCAGCTACCCGCTACCAGCTAGCCGCTACCTAGCCCTTGGAAACGCGTCCCTGTGCGCGCGCTGCCGTTCGGGCGCGCTTTTTCCCGCGGTACAGGGCCTGATCGCAGCAGGCCAGCAAATCGGGAAGCGTCCGCGCAGTGCCGGGGCATGTGGCCACACCGAACTGCACGCTCACGCTGACCTGAGCGCCGTTAATCGTCCAAACGAGCTGACGGATTTTGGCAGCGATGCGCTCAGCAATCTGGCGGGCCTCGTCGGGCCCCGTATCTGGTAGAAGCAGAACGAATTCGTCGCCGCCGTACCGCCCGATCAAGTCGCCGTAGCGCGTGTGGCTCTTGAACATCGCCGCTACGTCCGAGAGGATCCTGTCACCAGCGAGGTGACCGTAAGTGTCATTCACCTGCTTGAACCGGTCGAGGTCGAAAAGGCCGACGCTGAGCTGTCGCTCGGCGTTGAGGATCGCTTCGCCAGCCTGAAAAATCGCGCGGCGATTTCCGATTCCGGTGAGCTCGTCGGTCAGTGCCAGTGCATGGAGCTGCTCATTCTCGATGTGCAGTTGACGCTCGAGCTGCAGCCGCCGCGCCGCACTTCGGATCTTCGCCAGGATCTCCGACTCGGGCGAGCTCTTGGTAATGAAGTCGTCGAGGCCCTCGTCGAGCGCGCGCAGTTTCAGGTCGACGCCATCGCTCGCGGTGAGGAGGATGGTGTAAAGACCAGGAAGGTGTGACTCCTGCTGAATGTGGCGAACAGTCTCGATGCCATCGAGGCCGGGCATCGTCAGGTCGATGAGCAAAAGGTCAACCGGCGCCCCCTCGCGAATCCGCTCGATCGCCGCGGCGCCGTCGTACGCAACGTCGATCTCGAAACCGGCGCGAGTGAGCACAAGACGGAGGTAACGCAGATACGCAGGATCGTCGTCAACCGCAAGAATCCGGATCGCCGGAGCATCTTCGCTCTTCCTTCGATTGTGCTGTTCCTCGGTTTTCATCGATGCGCCAGGGGCCGGACGGGTAGCCGAGCAATCGAGGTGCCGGATAAGTCGAGTCCGGTGATACACATCACGAAGTCAGGAAAATAAACTTACCATCGTCAGGCTCAGCGCGGCGTTTGCAGGGTTGCGAAATGTGACGTGCCGCACGTTCGCAGTCATCTGCTCCGTCGTCCTGATGGTTGGATGCGCGTCGGCGCCGCTATCGGCGCCCGTTCCTTCGACCCCACCTCCAGTCCCGCCCCAGCCCGATCGGCTCGTCCTGGCTGCGACGATTCATGGCCACGTGCGCGAGCCGGGTGGCTCCACGCCCGCGGCTCACGCGTTGGTATCGGTAACCGTGGCCCTGCCCGGGTGTGCACCCGCTGGAGAGAAATTGCAGATCTTCGCGGACGATCGGGGCGATTACTCCGTGACCGTCGAGGCAGGGCGTGGGCCCGATCTCATCACGTGCGTCTTGGTGGAAGCGATGCTCGGCGGCGCGACGACGACGCGCAACATCGAAGGCGTGCAATTCCGAACGACTTCGCCGGCCCTCCAGCCGGAGCGATTTCGTGCGGACCTGATTCTCGATCGGATCGATCCGATGACGCGCGCCGACGGTGAGGCACTGCTGCAGTCATTCGTTGCGATGCTCAACGGCGACAATCGTCTCGATGTATCGATGGGCGCGTATGTCCCGGGTGGACCCGAAGCCCTGCGAGCTGCCGTCGAAGACTACCGCTCACTCCTCGGCGAGCACATTTCCGCGACCTTCACGACATCGGAAGAGTCGAGCAGTCATCAGCGCTTCGATGCGACGCTGCGCGGCGACAAAGGCGGACCGATCTCGCTCACGATCTACCAGGACCGGGTGCGCAGCTTCCACAGCCCGCTCATCGACTACTCGCTGCGCTCCAGACTCTTCGCCGCGAGCTTCTCGCGCCTTGTCGGAGGAGGTGACGCGGAGTCGCTCGCGCGGCTGCTGACTGCCGACGACATCGACTATCCGGTTGAGGATGCGCGACGCGTCATCGCGCGCTATAGGCCGCCATTCCCGGTGCGGGGCGGCCGGTTTGAGCTGATCGAGCTCGATGAGCGGCAACACACCCTGACGTATCGGCTGACGTGGCAGGGCGAGAGCGAGCTCAAAGAGAGCACGATTCGCGTCCTTTACGGCGATGGTCTGCTCTCATTGAGGGAATGAGCGCGATTCTTGCTCTTCATTACCACCGGTGGCCGAAAAAGAACCTCAGCAGCCCGACCTTCCGATCGAGCTGTCTTCAGTCGTTTCCGCGCTGGAGACGCTTACCCGCGAACTCACGAAGAAGCTGACCGCCGACCAGACGCGTGAAGTGGTCGACGATCTGTGCAGCCGCCTCCGCACGATCGGGGACAAACGCGCACCCGATCGCCCATTCACGAAGCGCTAGCCGCTTCGACTCCGCGCAAAGCCATCCTGGAGTAGTACAGCGTCAGGAAGACTGGGCCAACAAACGCACCGGCACGTTGCCGGTGGCTGGGGAGGGAGGACGATTCTCGAACCGCTGATGACGCAGTATCGACGAGCCGTCATCCCGATTTCCTCGTCCGCAGTTGGGTAGCGAACGCACACGCCGCACGGTCGAGAAAGCTCGCACGATCGTGTACGAGCGCGCAATGCAGCTTTCGTTCGCGTCGCCAGCGGTCAACTGAATGCGCCGCGATCCTGCCTCGCCTACGTTCGTCCGCCTTTCGCCCTGCTAAGATTTGGTAGATGGCTACCGTGAAGCAGGCAGCTCTGCCCAAGTTCGCAATGGCGTTCGAATCGAACACCATCGATCATCTCGGCCTGCGTCTGTACAGCACGCTTCCGCCGGTGATAGCCGAGATCGTCTCGAACGCTTACGATGCGGAGGCGCCTAAGATCGAGATCACCATTCCAGAGGGTCCCATCACCCCAGTGACCGAAGTGGTCGTGCGCGACTACGGCCATGGAATGACACCGGATGAGCTCGTCAAGGAGTACCTGCCGATCGGACGGAATCGACGCGGCCAAAACTCTGCCGACGTGATGTCGAAAAACAACAAAGTTAGAGTGACCGGCAGAAAAGGACTAGGAAAGCTCTCAGCCTTCGGTGTCGCGGGCGAGATGGATGTCCGAACCATCGCGAACGGCTTCGCCGTGACGCTCAGGTTCAACTACTTCGCAATAAAGAAATGGGCTCAGAAGTACGGCACAAAACCGTACGAGCCGGAAGTCGTCGACGATCGAACCGGCAAGACGAAAGACCCAAGCGGAACCGAGGTTCGCCTACGCGGTTTCCACCGCAAGCTACCGTTTTCACCCCAGATTGTTCGCAGGGGCTTGGCTCGCCGCGCTCGCTTCATCGGCACGAAGTTTCAGGTGTACGTGAACGGGAAACCGATCGGTCCAGGTGACCGCATCCGCCGCGAGGATTGCAAAATATCGTGGTCGCTCGACGAGATCCCGGTCCCAAAGGTTGGTCCCGGCCTGAAGACATCTGGATGGTTGGGGTTTCTTCCAGAGGCGGCGCAGACGGAACGTGGGATCGACATTTTCGCCAACAACAAAGCTGTCGAGCTGGGTAGTTTCTTCAACTTCTCGAGCACGCATGCGCAGTTTGCGCGTGCGCACGTCATCGGCGAAGTTCATGCTGACTTCCTCGACGAAGAGGACGACTTGGCTGCCACGGCGCGCAATTCGGTTGTGTGGGAGTCCCCCCAAGGCGAAGCGCTCGAGGATTGGGGACAGGAGCTGATGAAATGGGCCTTCGACAGCTGGGTGAAAGCGCGAAAAGAAGAGAAAACCAACCGGATCATTAAGGTCGGCAATTTTGATCAGTGGTTGACTTCACGAAGCGCGCACGAGCGCCGTGTCGCGGAACGGCTCGTCAACATTTTGGTCGATGACGATCGACTCGATTCAGAGAGCGCTGAACCGCTGCTCGACATCGTAAAGGCGAGCGTCGAGCACTATGCGTTTCGCGAGCTCGTCGACGAGATCGAGGAAAAGGGCTCAAACATCGACATGCTCCTTCAGCTCTTCGATGAATGGCGCCTCATCGAAGCTCGTGAACACCTCCGCCTCTCAGACGGCAGGCTTGCCGCAATAGATCAACTCCACGAGTTTATTGAGAACGGGGCGCTCGAAGTCCAACAGATGCAGCCACTCTTCGAGGCCCACCCTTGGCTTATCGACCAGGCGTGGACAGAGGTGGACGGCCAAGCGACATACACCAAGATGCTACGCGAGCAGTTTCCCGAGAAAAAGACTATCTCAGCCGAAGACCGCCGCATCGATCTTCTCGGTATGGCGGTGAGCGGAAAATTAACTGTGGTCGAGTTGAAGAGGCCCGAGAAGGTGCTTTCGAAGAAGGATCTCGAACAGATTGCTGACTATGTTTTTTGGGCTAGGTCGAAGATCGTAAATACCGGCCCGCACTCGCCCAATTCCGCATCGGGGCTCCTGATCGTAGGTCATCTGACTTCGAACCCGGAGGTTCTTCAGCGCAGGAACATGCTTGCGCAACAGCAAATCTTCGTTGAGTCGTACAGCGATTTGTATGCGAAAGCGACTGAGTATTACGGGGAAGTGAGGCGGGTTTTGAAAAAGTACGCGCCCGAGTACGCGCGGCAGCGCAAACTGAAACCGGTCGCAGTGCCAAAAACCGCTTCGTAGAATGAAGCGAAAATTAGTCGCGATCGATCTCTTCGCTGGCTGCGGCGGACTCACCGTCGGGATGAAAAATGGCGGCTTCCGAGTCGCAGCGGCGGTTGAAGTCAATGAAGTTGCTGCGGAGACGTATAGAGCGAATCATCGGTCGACGAAGATGTTTCAAGTCGATATTTGCGACGTGAGTCCGCGAGTACTTCGACGGTCCGCCGCCGCACCAATCGCGCTCATCGCCGGTTGTGCACCTTGCCAAGGCTTCTGCTCCCTCACCGAGAAAGTGAAGCGAGAAGATCCGCGGAATCAGCTCGTTCTGCAGATGTCGCGTTTAGTTGAAGAACTTCGTCCGACAGCAGTTTTCATGGAGAACGTCCCGGGTCTCCTCACACGCGGGCAGGCGATTTTCGAGGAGTTCGTCGCGCGGCTGAATGCGCTTGGTTACCTTCCGCAATGGAAGACGATTCAGATGGCTGACTATGGCGTACCACAGTCGCGACGCCGCTTGGTTCTTCTCGCTGGCCGCGGCTTCGCGATCCCTTTTCCCGAAGCTACTCACTCAAAGCGAGGAGACGGCGAGCTGCCGCACTGGGCAACCGTGCGCGAGACCATAGGTCACATGCGCGCAGCGAAGCGACTATCAGCTGCACGCCGAGATGGAAGTCCGCTGCAAGAGAAATGGCACGTAGTTCGAGACCTTCAACCGCAAACGCGCGATCGTCTGCGCGTTGCAATGCCTGGCAAGACGTGGCTGGAAGTACCCGAGAGTGTAAGACCTCATTGTCATCAGGAAGGCTACGTCGGATTCACGAACGTCTACGGACGCATGTCGTGGGACCGCGAATCGCCGACGATCACGACCGGCTGCACAACGCCGGCTAAGGGACGCTTCGGTCATCCTGACCGGCGTCGCACGACGATCTCGGTGCGGGAGGCGGCTCTCTTGCAGACATTTTCCGAAGACTATGTATTCAAGTCAGAGCACATCGATCAGGTGTGCGGCATGATCGGGAACGCAGTGCCGCCGCTCTTCGCCGCCATCGCGGCTTCCACGATCCGCGACGCGATCGAGCGCCACGAGCAGATCCTGAAACGACCTCGCCGATGACGGACAATCTGACGCGACAGCAGCGAAGCTACGCAATGTCGCGCGTGAAGAACAAGAACACCGCGCCTGAGGTGCGGTTGCGCTCAGCCCTGCACCGGCTCGGACTTCGCTTTCAGCTTCATAGCAGTGATCTGCCAGGTCGGCCCGACATCGTGTTTCGATCGGCGCGCGTGGCGGTTTTTATCGACGGCCGCTTTTGGCACGGCTATCAGTTTGAGCGGTGGAGCGAAGGGCTTCAGCCCTACTGGCGAGAGAAGATCGAGAGGACCCGCCAGCGCGACGTCAGGCAGCGCAGGGCCTTGCGCCGCATGGGATGGTGCGTCGTTCGCGTCTGGGACTTTGAGATCATGCGCGCAGTCGATCGCGCCGCCTTACGCGTGCGCGGCCAGGTCGCACGCAAGTCGGTTCGCGTGCGACAGTCCAGCGCGCGCCTCAGCGCCTGATGCGCTACCATCAGCGAACCTCATTTCGACGCTCTTCTTCTTCAGCCAAAACGCGCGTAATTAAGTCGAACGCGGCTAACTTCGCGTCGGACGGGTCGCGATATGACTGACGAGTGAAGTGCTTGAAATCGCGTTCGTCTGAAACGACGGCAGCCTTCGAGTAGCCGCGTTTGTCGCGATAGATCGTGACAGCGAAGCCGTCGGCTTTGATCCAGTCGTTTCCTTTCGCAGATTCCTTCCACTTGCGCGTCAGCCAACGTGACCGTTTGCCTGCTCTTGAAGTCATGAGCGCGTCGCGCCGTCGCGCAGCGGCGAGGTCGCCTTCCATGTAGCCCGCACAGACGCAGCCGCACGCGAGCGAGGTGGCTACGTCGGGGTGCGACATGTGATGGATGTAACGAATCCTTCGAGACTCGCACATTTCACATATCGGACCTGCCTGGCCGTTGTCCTCGACTTCCACGCACGTCCAGCCACGGTGCGGAAATCCCGCCTGAGACCACTTACCGAGCGACTTCGCGATCGCCTCGTCTTCAGACCTCGACATGAGTATGTCGAGCATATCGCCGCGAAGAGGCGTACTCTCCCAACCTGCGAGAATCTTCGCCGGCCGCTACGCTGAACGCGTGGTACGTTTGTGACGGATGTTCGTGCCGATTCCCTACGACGACTTCCGCGCCCTGACCTGGGATCAGCGTTTGCGCATCTTCAACGCGCTCACTCCGGATGGCAAAGCTGAACTGGTCCGATCCCAGGTCGCCGGGTGGCTCGAGCGCCATCGGGACGAGCTCACGGACGCGCAGATCACCTTCCTCGGGGAAGCGGTTCACGCCATCGTCCCGGAGCTCTACGCTGCGGTGAGAGACCCAGCTGTCATGGCGAGGTTCAAGGAGTTCGAGCGGCGAGCCCACGACGTGCTCACGCCGCAGCAGCACTTCGAGGCGTTGACGATGGAGTGGCGGCCGTAAGGCTCCGAACCTTGGCTGCGAGGGCGGTGATCTCGAGAGCCCTAACGAGCGATAAACCGTATTGAGCTCGCCGTTCGGATCTGGCCTTTCGGGATGTCCACGAAAACGCCGCTCGCATTGACGGCCCGGGCAAACTGCTTACCGCTGCCGATGAGAGACGCATAGCTCGTCATCTCGTAGTACGGCGCCCCTTGCCCGCCAAAATTGCCCTGAGCGTCAACGAAGGCAGTAGTCAGATTGAAAGCTACCGTGGCGCCGTCATCCTGAACCATCACCACGCGTATCTCAAGGCCTTGCTTTACCGCAGCACCAAGCTGCTGCGCAGGGATCTCGTCGCCAGAGGTGAACTGAACATCGTCTTCCATGAAGTCTTACTCCTGTTCGGAACGCGTCGATGCTAAAGCACTCACTGCAATTTGAGTTGCTGCGGGTGGTTGCGTGCTCGTGCCGGGCACTTCAACATTAGTTTGATCCATTGCTGGCGGACAGCCTATAAGGATGAAGCGAGCGAATAGTAAGGCGACTTCTCTGGATCGCATCGGAACCCCCTCGATTGAAGTTGCGTCGATTGGGGAGTGACAAGGGTTGGGTGTATCCGTACCCACTTCGTTGTTCCCGTGCTTAGTCGGGCGGTCTACTCAGGGGAACTTCGCCGGCAGTTGCTTCCGGAGCTCGGCGTGGAAGACGGTCGCCGCATCCTCGAACCCCTTTCTAGTGGGATGGAGTTCATCGTTCCACTCGTCTGGACCGACCACGCTTGCTACATCGCACTTGATGAAGCCCGCGCCGACGTACCCATCGACGATCGCGTTGAACCTTCCGAGCAGTTCATCGAGGATCGTTTGCTGCTCCTTCTTCGTTGTGTAGCCCTGAGCTTCGAGAAAAGGCTTGATCCACGGGCCCGCGGTGATTCCGAGCAGCTTCGCTTTTCGGCCAGATGGAATGGCGTTTCCGTACCCGTGCGTGATGATCACGCATGCGGGTGCCTTGGCATCGCGCATCGCGATGACTCGCTGGTACCCAGCATTAATATCGGCAAAGCGCTTCTTGAGCGTTTGAGTCCCAAGCGCCGCGGTCACGTCGAATGTGTTTCCGCGGGGTGCGATGAACTTGAGGAGCTCCGGCCCGACGATGTCGTTTCCACCGCCGCTCCACAGAAGCACGTGCGGTTTGTACCGTTGAAGATAGCCGCCGAGCGTTTTCAATTTCGACTCGGTGGTCATCGCGACCAGCTCATCACCGCTGCGCTCGAGACGCAGGAGCGACATACGCCGTCCGACCATGTCGTCGAGGTGATCGATGATGTTCGCGTGAACGGGAAATGAAAACCACGAGTCTCCCTCGCTTATCACTACGGGATAACTCGGATAGTCGCGGATCGAAGCAGTGAAGAACTGCAACAGCTGCCTTTGCTGTACCCAAGACAGTTGGACCATCATCTCTCCCGTAAACACCCACCGAAGTGAATACACCCGCACTGCGAGCGTTCTCCCACCTTCGTGCTGTTTGAGCTTTCCCATGGAGTGATGCCGGAGCACGTTTCCCTACCTCGTGATTCGAAAATCGGCTCGCGGTTGACGGTCAGATCGCCGTCGAAGGTGGGTTGCCGCGCCGCCCCGAAGTTCGAGACGCGCGCGCAGGAGCAACGCGCGCCTCGAGTGCGTTTCAGCTGCTGGACATGCCGCGATCTGCCGCGGAGCCGGATGATTCCGTTCCTCCCCATCTGGAAAGAGCATCCGAAGTCGCGGAAGACCAGATGCTCGGTGCGACTGACCCCCTATCGGACGTCGAGTATCGGACTCGCAGTGGTGCGGCACGCCTTAAGCCGCCGCGTGCGGTGAATGCGGTGTGGCCGCGGGGCTCGCCGAAATGTTTTGGCGAGCGTGGTAGGGAAAGCCGTCCGTCCATCACTCCTCTGTTAATCGTGCAAAAAAAGTGGTCCACGTGTCGCGTGATGGTGGAGCGCTATCTTCTCGCCAGCGCCAAGATCATCGCTGTGCTCTGTATCGCGGCGCACGTCGCCGGAAGCGACCCTTATGACTCCCTCGAATCGACGAGTAAAGTGGTGGCCGGCCGAGCCTTCGTTATCACGGACGGCCACTCGTTATCGCCTTTTTCGTTTGAGAAAGTAGTGACTGCGGTCAGCTCAAGTTCGGCAGACGCGTGGCTCGACGTCTTCAATACGACACGAACAACGTTCGAGCAGCGACAAGCGGTCGTACCGCTCGCGGGATTTGTCGCGATGCGGGGGAACGTCAGATGGCTGCCGGCGGCCTCGATCGGATGGGCGAACGTCAGGCCGATCGCCGTAATCAACCGATTCGATCTCGCCCCGGATGACTACTCGAACTGTGGCGAGTACAGGGTAATCTTTTCGCACCGCAATGGTCAGCGACGTCGGCTACATGTCGCCTTCGAGACAGTCGTCGCCAATCCGAGTCCGGCGCTCGGAAAGCTTGGCTGTGCACCAATCGCTGCGTTCTGGTGGGAGCTGGCGAATCTGCGTTCCGACCAAGAGCGCGCCGCAAAGCTATCGGCGTTCTTCTTCGACGGTATCGAACAACTTCCGCCTGTGCTCAGCCGCGCGACTTTCGAGCAGTACGGACGCGTCCGTACCAGCGAAGTCGGAGATGGGCGGCCGAACTTCGCCGAGTTCGCGATAAGGCGAGATTGTTCCGCCTTCCATCCGTGCGCTGCCCGCCTGACCCGCGTTCCGCTTCACAACACGCCTGACGGAAACCTCTTCGACACGAACGTAGCGGGTGAGCGCGGCGCAGCTTTTCGGCGCGATTTTCTTCGGCAGGTGCAGTCGCTCGCCCGTTCGGGTGTGAACCGATATTCGATGAGTACCGATCTCTCCTATGCAATTACGGACATTAGCGGTGTGCAAGCGGGTTTCAACTACCGCTTGCCTTTTCGACGATCGATGCGGACGGAGGCGGGGCAGCAGTTTCGAGACGACATTGCCGCCGAGCTGCTCCGAATTGGCAGCGCCCTCACTCCGGAAGAGATTATCGACCGGTCGGAGACACAGAACTGCGTCGGGTGCCATGGGAAGCCAGGCCCAGTTGGTGGCCGGGACGTCTTTCCGAGCGCGTTCGAGACTGGTGAGCATGTAAAAGACGACTCAACGGCACAAGCGGTGCGGCTATCGCCCGCTCTCGAGACGGTGTTTCTTCCGTACCGCATCTCTGTACTCCGCGCGTACGTCGACGAGGTTCTAGTGCAGCGTCTGGTCGCGACGACTCGCGACCATGCAAATATCTTAAATGGCGAAGAGGAGAAAAAACGATGAGGAAAATGCTTGTGACGTTTGCTGTTATTTTGCTGGCTCTCGCCGCACAGGCGGTGGAACCAGGCAGTGATCCCACCGGCAGTGGCGGCACGGACGAACAGTCGTGTGCACGGCTGAAACAAGTCTCGCAGAGCGAAGTGGAGCAGCTCTACTTTGCGCTAGCCGATCTGCCGCTCGAGCTACAGCGCGAGCAAACATGGGGGCTACGTTCGGCCACGCTCGGCGCCCTGTGGTCGTACAACATCGAGAAGTACGTTCGAGATCATCCAGCGCTCTCGCCCGAGGCGAGGGAGATTCTCGCACGCGGAGCGAGTCTGGCCGCCAGTCCCGGCTGGTTTGACCTTCAGGTCGGCTCGATTGGATACGACGCAAAAACCAACGCTCTCGAAGCGTTCAAGACTGACGCTAAGGCCGTTCTGTCGCGGGAGATCTACACTGAAGCGTTTCTTCGCTTGGGTCACGGTCCGATGATCCCCGCTGAGAACGCAGCGGGCGCAATGTTGCAGCGGATGAAAGTGGGTGTGAACGATGTCGGCGACGCAACTCCGAAGTGCACGTGCTCGGGCATTTGGGAATGTGGTGCCGGGTGGATGACTACATCGGTGTGTTCGGACTCATACTGCAACACAACCCTCTCGCATTGTGGGGTTTTCGGCAACGAGGCATGCTGGGGAAAATGCAAACAGAACGTTCCGAACCCGTAAAGATTTGACATGGAGATCGCTTGGCGTCACAGACGTGAGACGTATCTCGCTACTTTCTGGGCGGGAGCGGTGGCCGGGGTTGCAGGGGAGCCCGAAACCGCGACCCGCCGAGTGGTCGCGGCACTTCTGCGGACTCCGTCCGTAGTCAAATTCTGTGCCCATGCGGGACTAAATCATGCGGAACTGCTTGAGAGTGTAGAAGACCCGCAGGCGATGCGATTCGAGGCGTGCCAGCGTAACTTCGAGCAGGAGTTTGAACGCAAAGGAATCGCTGTGCCATCCAACGAATGCCTGGCGGTGCACAAGCCACCGCCGGCAGATGCGGTCATGCGACAAATAATGACGCGCATCATCGAGCAGCACGGGCACGTGGGCATCCCACCGTTGGAGTTGCTGCTCGACATTTTGCGTGCTGACCGCTCATTGGCGGATCGGCTTGCGGCTCACGGCCTCGACGAGAGTGCGATCTCGACGAAGCACAAGGAGGATGAAGGTTGAGACCGTTCGCGCTCTTTGAGCGCGCCAAGCTATCCGCCGGCAAGCAGCGCCACTCGCATGCCTGACACCGATGCTTCGGCGACGCCCTATCCCGGCGTTCTGCAAAAGCGTGGCAGTACTGACGCTGCAGTACATCAGATCCAGGTCCGTCTAAATCAAATCGGGTGCGGCCCCATAGCTGAGAACGGCGTGTTCGATGTAGCGACCGACAGAGCTGTCAGGCTGTTCCAAGCTCGTCATTTGGACGTGACGAAGCGTCCGCTAAAAGTGGATGGTCACGTCGGATCTTTGACTTGGGGCGCATTGTTCGGAGCGAGTAGTGTCCCATCGAATTTCGTTGCAACGTCCGAGTTAACTGAAGCCGTTATCGTCTTCGCCGCTTCGCAGGTCGGTGTGATGGAGGATCCTGTCGGATCCAACCGCGGGCCTGAAATCGATGAATACCTACGAAGCGTCGGAAAGAATCCCGCAAAGGCTAGTTACGCATGGTGCGTAGCTTTTACGCACTTCTGCTACATGCAGGCAGCTGCGGCGCTCACCATCCGCAGTCCGCATATCAAGACGGCCGGCGTGCTAGAGCATTGGCGGCTCGCGCGCACCGAACCGAACGTTACCCGCGTCACCGGCGCGGCGGCGACCGATGATCCCACGCTCGTCCGGCCTGGCGCGCTCTTCATCATTGATACAGGTGGCGGCAAGGGCCATTCCGGAATTGTTCTCGGCGTCGCGAATGGCCGCCTAGTGACGATCGAAGGAAACACAAACGATGACGGGTCTCGAGATGGAATCGGCGTGTTCCGCCGAGACTCGCGCAAAGTTGCGTCGATCAACAAGGGATTCATAGATTACAGCGCCTTTTGATCGCGTTTTCTCGATCGAAAAGTAGCTGGGACGGTCGCGGCCCGCGGCGTCGCGGTAGCGAATGCTGACGGCCGGTAAAGTAGCAAGCGATATTCTGCCGCTAGTGAGCCGAGCGAGCGTGACACCGTGTTCCGTGTTGGAGGGATAAGTCGGTGTCCGCTGTGCGGGTAGGGAAAAGGCGAGCCACGTCACTCCCCACTTAGCTTCCATAAAAATACGGATTCTTCAGGAGTGTCTCATGCGCTTCGCGCTGCTGCTCGCCCTCGCCACGTCAATCTGCGCTTCGGCGCAGGACCGTCCCGCCACATCGACAAATCGCGCCACCGCAGCAAAGACAGAGGCCACCGCCACTCGCACCACCTCCAGCGCTAGGAACAGCGTAGACTGCCAAACGGTTAAGCCGCTCCCTACACTGCCCTTCCTCACCGTCGCCGAGTACGACGGGACGGAAAATATCTCCGTTGATGCTTGGGAGAAGCCCGGCAGGTTGCACGTTGATGCCGACAGCCTTCTCATACTCTGCGTCGACGCGTCGGCGCTCGATGCCGATCCGGACTACGCGCGTAAAAAAATCTCATTTGAGGCGCGGATCGGGTCTCGTGCGGTAGAGGTACAGAACTACACGGAGGTTGGCAAACCGACTGATGCAGTGCGCGTCGGACTCCGCAGCATTTCACTTCCAGAACTCCGCACGTTCATGCGGCGCGTCGGCTCCGCGCGAGGAGCTGTCGGTAGCGTCCTGATAAGCCGCGCACAGGATGTCCTCGACAGTCTTACAGCGAGCACCGCGAACGACGCAGTCTCAGAGGCAACAAGCGACATTCTGCAGACAAGTATCAGCGATCTCACTGCTAGGCGCGAAGACTTAGCGTCAGACCTAATCGCGATTCGTGCTGCGCGCACGAGTATCGAGAGTCTCGAGCCACGCCGACCTCAGTTGCTTACGTCGTCGCAGCAGGCGACAGCGTCATTGCAAGCCGCACGTACCGCGTTGGAACAGGCGTTAACGGTGGAGGACATTGCTGCGGCGCGGTTGCAGACTGTCACCGCTGCTAACGGAACGCCGCAGGAGATCGCTGACGCGCAGACCGCTCTGCAAGCTGCAAGAACCGCACGAGCCGCGCGCGAACAAGTTACATCAAACGCTGCGACCGAGGCCGAGAGCCGAAACCGCGCACTGACAGAACTTGACGAGCAGATTCGCGCAGGGGTTGAAAGTGAGGCACGTGTGCGTGCCAGCATCGTGGAAACAATCGCTGCGCTTGCGAAACTGTTCCCGCCCCGTGAACAGGATCTCCGCACCGCTGCGACGCTGTCGAGCGAGGTACCCAACGGCTACATTAATCTTCGGACGCAGGACGCGAAAGTCGGCGACACGCTGTACATCAACCTTCGCGTGTATCCGAGCGAGAACGCCACGACATATCGGACTGTACCGTTGCCGCCGCTCTACATCCGCGACTTCGGATTTGCGACAAATGTCTCACCGTCCTTCATGTTAGTTAAGCGAAGCAGCGAGCCGGCGGCTAACACACAGACCTCCAACTTCAAGGGCGCGGCCGGTATCTCACTCCTCTTCTCGCACCGCGCGCGACGATCCGAAACGCGATGGGTCGTGTTTAACGGCCTCTCCGCCGGAATCAACGTCTCATACCTAGACTTTGACACGACTCAGAATCTTGAGGTCGGTGCTGGTCCGGTATTCGGGCTGTTCCGTGATCGCTTGCATGTCGGCGCCGGATGGAACCTGAACGTACCCGGCGACCGTTTTTACTACTACGTCGGTTTCGGGTTCGCGGACATCCAGAATCGAAACACCGGCAGTACCGCGTCGCCAACGACCGCTGCCGAGCAGTAGGAGGAGACACGATGGACGTCGCAACGTTATTGGCGCGCGCGAGCAGCGCGATAGGTCAGGGCGCGGTGTACGAGCTCGGCGCTGGCGGTATGTTCCCCGAGCATTCACTGCCCATGAACGTGCAAGGCAGGTGTGACTGCAGTGGTTTCGTGTGCTGGGCGTTGGGAATCAGCAGAAAGACGGAGCATCCGCTTTACCGCGTATTCAACGGGGGATGGATCAATACCGACGCGATCGTTCATGACGCGAGGCAGGAGGTCGGATTCTTCTCGCGCCTTCAAAGTGCCGTTCCCGGCGGGCTCCTCGTTTTCCCGGCAGGGAAGATCGTCGCGCCTGGGAAAGCGCCGAAGAAATACATCGGTCACGTTGGGATCGTGCATGACGTGGCCGGCGGTGTCGTGAACATAATTCATTGCAGCTCGTCGAACTACACGAAAACGGGCGATGCGATACGGCTGACCGATGACCGGGCGTTCAGAAACAACGCGAACACCATAGTTGCGTGGTACGCCGGCCTTGAGGCGTAGTGCAGACGAGTGGCTGCCGCGTACTGTCAACTTCAAAGTTCAGCGGCCTCGCCGCGACTCTGACCGACTTTGTCGCGCGCGTGAAGCATCCATGCACGCCATCCGCCGATACGGACTCCGTGGTAGATCGCTTGGCGTCTCCACCAAGCGAGGTTAAGAACGGCGCACGCCTCTTTCAGTCGACCGTCGGCTGCGCGCCGAAGCGGCGACTGGTTCGCGCGCCAGAACGATGCATCTGAGGCCGGTGCACTTTGATAATCAGCGTCGTGCACCAGGAACCCGGGCAGAGCGGGCGAGTCGATGGGATCGCCCGCGATCGGCTCGATGAGCCACATGATCGAGCCGCCGTCGGTGAACATGCCGATAGGCGCCTCGCGACGAATGCCGTCAGAGCCGGTGAAGACGATCGAATGTTCCCTGATGACGAACCTATTCGTGCCGATCCTCTTCAGGACCGGGAGAAGACACTCGGCGCAGTCGAAGTGCGGCTCACGCATGCGACCTCCTTGAGTGCCTCTGCATTGCCCATACATCGAACGCTGCGGCGGCCAGGTGCACGGCAGCTTCGCCACGGTTCCCGCGTCGCGCGTTAAACACCACACCCAACACATGAAGCGCAGCGAGGGAACCGTGGACGAAGGTCGCAAGGACCTCGAGCTCTCGCTCGGCGGATTTCATTCGGGCTGGATAGCGAAGAGGGATCCTGTGCTGTGATGGTTCACATAGGCGAAGACGTAGATCGGAGCGGCGCCTTGGGTTCCGAAGGCGAGCTTGTTCTCCACGGCGACCGTCTCGGCTGACGCCGGGAGAATGACGGCGCCGCCGGCAGGGATGGACGCCTCGGTGCCGTTCACGATGCGAGCGACGGTCGGCGAGAGAGCTCCGATGAAGATGGCCGAGTTGTAGCCGTCGCTCGTGAGCAGCTCGTAGAGGTTTGCACTCGCAACGGCCTGGAGCGGCTTGATGCGAATGACCGCACCGAACGGAGACGTCAGTTCCGCGTACACCGTCAAACCCGCCGGCGCTGGGACGGAGAGCACGCCGAAGCTGGGAAGCGTGACGGTCTTTCGGATCGCCGCCTGAGCCTTCACGATCTCAGCGACCGAAGGGCTGACCCGACTGTCGGACGGGAGAGCAATGTCCGAAGCGGTGCGATTCGAGTACACGACCGCGGACGTGAAGCCGTCAGCGTTGTAGAACGGCAGGACGACGTCGCCGGCGACCGCGGGCAGCGACACGAGGAGAATGAGCATACCGATGGTGATGCGGAGCTGACCGCTGATGAAGCGCATGAGGTGATTCCTTTCGGGTTGTGGGTTAAGGGCTAAGGGTTCGCAGGCAGGTTCCACGGCAGCGGTTCGCCTTCACGGCGCCCGCGCTCAGACGGCTCGCGGCTGCTGTCGATGGAGTGGATCAGCGAGCTGCACGACTGCAGTTCGACGTCTTCTTTCGGGTAGTCAGCTGTCTCGGTGCAGGTGCCGTCCGGCTTCCACTGGCCGATGCAGAAAATCCAGAAAGCGGAGAGGATCCCGCCGTCGGCGCCGCGAGTTACGTTTTCTCCGATGGCGCGGCCTTCCTCGAAGTGCCGACGGCCAGCGCGGCAGAGATGCTGCCGACGAAAACTGAATCCGTCCGGACAGGACACGACGCAAGCGGCGATCGGGTTCCTTGGCGTCGGACTCGGCCGTGGCCGCGACGCGCACTGAAATGAAAACGCCGCCACAAGGGCGGCGAGCACGGCACGCTTCATCATTGCGCACCTCGATGTTTGGTTGGATTTGTCCGGCTACTACGAGGACGCGACGCGACCCGCGCCACGCGGTCTCACATTGCCTGCAGCTCGCTCCACAGCCGGCCCACGACATCTCGTCTGTGCGCGTCGAAAGGCTCGACGTGGCCAGCACATGACGGGCAGAGACCTTGACGCGTCGGCAGCACCGTGCCGTCGTCGCCGCAGAGGTACCGCTTTCCGATGAGCGCCTCGAGCACGTCGCGGTGCGAGAGGTCGAGCGTCATCACTTCGGCTGGACATACAGCTCGAGCGTAGTCAGAGAGAGCACGCATCGACCGCTCGGCCGGCGACACAACCGCGACCAGGCTCATGCGTTCGCCGACTGCAGGATCTCGAGGTGGAACGCTGGATCCTTTGGTTTTGTGAACGGCGAGAAGTGCCGGCTGATCCGCTTGTCGGCTGCGATCGCAGCCTCGAACGGGGCCCGCTTCGCTGCTTCGATGCGCGAGCTCGAGATGTCGAGGACGTGCAGCTTGCTCCAGTCGGTTACGCAGTGGTGCGAGACTCGCTCGGGTCCGATCTGCTTGATCATCCGCGTCATTGCCCCCACGACCACGGCCTGCGCCGTCACGCCCTTCTCAACGTGATCGATGTAGACCTGAACGACGAGATCTCCGTACTTGCTGTACATATCGAGGTCGTTCTGCGGACCGTCGACCACGCAGTTGCGGTACATGGCCAAGGCCTGCTCTTCTGGTGTGGAGGCCGTACGTGTAATGACTACGAATGGGATACCCGCAGCTGTCGCTAGGTCGGTGATGACTTGTCGATCGAGCGTGCTGATCCGAGCCGCGTCGCGCGCAGCGTTGTCAAAGACAATCTTGAACAAGGGTCGCCTGCCTTTTGGGGGGTACGAGGAGGGATGACTACGCGCCGAGCTTCGCGCTGATTACAGCGATCGCGATCGCTGTCGCGGTGGCTAGGCCCCAGCTGAAGATCTTCACCATCACAGCTCGGTATGTGCGTTGCGCGACGAGCTCCGTGGTCATGGCGTCAATCGCGTTCGTTAGTTTCGGTACGACCGTGTTCGTCAACTCGAGCACCACTTTCTCCATGTTCTGAAATCGAGGGATGTACTCCTCGCGAGCCGAGCGTGAGCGCTCGATCTCATCATCGTGATCGTCGAGGCGCTGCTCTGTCCGCGCCTGAAACTGAAAGAGGTCGATCATCTCGTCGTCCGGCGAAGGAGGTTCTGATCTTTTCCTGATCGACAACCTCCCCTCCTCTATATCTGGCATTGCGCACACCTCCGGCATGGCGAGATCGCTCGCCTGATTTCGTTGGGTTCTGTCGGATGGGTTACTTCTTGGGTTTCGAGTCGCCGACCGGCGCCGCCCCGGCGGGTAACCCGCGTTTCTGTCCTTTGAGCCGCGCCTTCGCGTGCTCGAGGACCGCGCTGTCATTCACGAATAGGGCGTCCGTGATGGCCGCTTTCTGCTCGGGCGAAAGTCTCGCGAAGATGGCGTCCGGATCGACGGCATCACCCAATTCCGCCGCGACGAGCGAGGCTTCCGTCTTCAGCGTTGTCATGTCCTCCTGGAGATCGGGTGGAAGAGCATTGAACCCGGGATCGCTGATGTAACGATCGGCAAGCTCGAGGAAGGTCTTCGCGCGTTTGCCCACGCCGCGAGCTTCATGAACTTTCTTCTGGCCGCCGCTGACGTCTGTCGCAGCGTCGAGCTCGCCCCCGTCGCGGAAACTGATGAATGAACTCAGGAGCTGCTCTGAAGCAGCTCGGAGAGCAGTGATCGACTTGAACATTAGAACGCCTCCCCGGCGATGAGATTGATGTTGTAGCCCTGCGTCGAAGTGACGGGCGAGTAAGCCGCGCTGTTCATCCAGTAGACCTCGACCGCGTCAAGGTACACGGCGCTCGGCTCAGCTCCGCCGGGCGCTCCGGATTCGAGCACCGTCGACCACCAGTCGAACTTCAACGCGTGGGCGTACGACTGCATCGCCCCGAGCGTCGACGCGGCAAACACAACCGGCATTCGGGCTTCGGTACCGTCAGTGACTCCCTTGAATGTGAGCTGCAGATTCGCCAGTCCAGCGCTGGATAAAGTGAGCGGGTTCGACGCGGCCACGGGTGCGGACGCCCAGGCATCGAGCAGCAACTTCACCCAGTAATACGAACCGTTCGCTTTCTTCTGAACTGGAAACGTGGTCTTCAACCACGCGACCACGCGATAGTACGCGGCGCCGGTGTTCGGCAATGTGGCTGGGCTTAGGGGTGTGAAGTCGTACCATCCGTCACTGCCATCGTTCGCGCTGTGCGAATGCGTCGCGTGTTTGAGAATCTGACTCTTCTTCGCAGCAACGTTCCACCCGGGAGTCGCCGGCGCGACGTCGCGATAGCTACCCTTTGTTCCGCCGTATGACTCCATCAGGTTCACTTGGAAGTTGGAGTCGTTGACCATCGTGATCTCCGCGTACCGGCGAACCGGATACGCGGCGGGGTTAGGCTGAACGGGCGCAACCGCTTCCACGATGAAGCGGGCTTTGTTGCTGGCTGACGGTTTTCGTACCGGAGGATCGACTGAGGGGTTGCTGCCGTACAGCGTGTCCCAGTTGAGAACGAGGCCGTCGTAAACGTCAGACAGCACAATCTTGTGGGCATACTTTAGCGCGAACTCCGCACCGCCGCCGGTGCGCAGCCACGTCATCCCGTTACCGTCGATGAGAGTGATCTGCCCGCTGTCGTCGGAGTTTCGAAATGGCGACTGGAGGAAGAAGCCTCCTCCTGTCGGATCCTTTCCAAACTGATCGCGCGCTCGTTGCGCGCGGTCCATGTAGCCGTCGAGCGACTCATCGAAGTTCTCGTACGCGACGGCAATGGCAGACAAGGCCACTGCCGAGCCACTCGGCATGAACGCGGCCGGCACAACCAGGGAGATGATTTCCGCGGAGGTTGTTACACCGCCGACTTTTAGACGATAAGTGTGCAGGTTGCCGTCAACCGCTACAGGATCGAGGTTGTAAGTAGATGCGCCTTTTTCAATGTAGGGACGCGCCGCTTGGTTGTACGACGCGCCACTGAACAAGACGCGCAGCAGAACAACCGCTTCGGAGAGCGCGTAGTGGCGGTCAAGGTACGCCGCCACCCACGTCGCTAGATTCCACGTGATCTTGGCGCCGGATGCCGTCGTTGCTAGGATTAGAAGCCCATTGGCCACCGTGATGATCGTCCCAATTGGCACAGTGATGCCTGTTGGAACGCCGGCTCCTTCGAAGCTCTCCGCAAGTGCGGTGACGTTGCGATCATCAGCGTCGCGGAAGTTCGGATTCGTCTCCTGGGGAATCACGACTCCCGTATGGGTGACAAGATTCGACGTCAGCCCGTCGACGTAGACGGCGCGCACCGCCGCGATGTAGGTGCTCGCGCCTTTCGGCTGAAAGTTCAGAAACAAATGCGCGCGGTCCGCGACGTTCGTGAGGAAGTGCTGCGCCGCCGGCGTTGACGGACCATCGACGCTCTCGTATATGAGAACGTCAAACCCAATGAGCGAGTTCGCCGGATTGACGACGTCGCTGAAAGTGAAGCCGACGTTCGCTGCCTTCAGCTTGATCGGCATCACCGTGTTGTCCGGATTCCTCACGGACCCCATCGGCTTGTCCGGGCGATCGAGGATCGTCAGCGTCACAGCGGTGGGATCAACCGGTGAGACCACGATGATTGAGCTCGAGGCCTGCGGCGAGTAGATCCAGTCGTTCAGCCGATCGGACAGCCAATCCTCAGCCGCGAGCCTGAAATACCAGTTGCCCGATGCGGTAATCGGGACGACGAACTCGCCGCCGTTCGGGCCGACGATACCGCTGACAATGCTGCTCTCATCAGGCGTGAAGCCTGTTGACTGCGAGGCATGCAGGCGTTGCGCGAACACGTCGCTGTCAGCGGCCGCCCCGACCTTCACCTTCAGCTGATTCTTGAATCTTGTGATCGAGATGATCGACGGAGCTGCAGGCGCTGTATCGGTCAGGGTGGTCGTTGCGGCGCCAGCGGAGTAGTTCGAGAACTTGTCGACCGCACGGAGGTACAGCGTGTACGACCGCTGCGTCGGGTCGTCAATCTGAAAGCGGATCGTCTTCCCGCGCCAAAGCAGGCCGGTGAGATCGGTCTTCCAGTTAGCGGGATTCGAAGTGCGAACCTCGTACTCCACCTCACGCTGCAGGTCATCGATTGCAACCGGGTTCCACGAGAAGAGGAATACGCCATCCTCCACCGCACCAACGAAACCGGTCGGTGTCGGCGGTGCGGTCGTTTTGCCCTGTGTCGTCAGTGACGCTGTCGTGAACGCGCCTGCCCGGTTCGCGATACCACGTGTGGAGATAGGTGTGATGCGGAACTTGTACGGAGTGCCGTGCTCTGCGTCCGTGATGCGGTAGTCGGAGCCCAGCCCTTGGCCGTTCGGCGCCGGCACCCACGACGTGCCGCCATCGAACGAAATGTCTACATCGGCGTGCGAGTAAACCCCGTAGCCGCTCTGCGCTGTCGGTGGCGTCCACTGGACGACGATCGTCGATGACCACCGGCCATCGTTGCGCGCGGAGATGATCTCTTTCGCTTCGCCCGATGTGATCGGAGGAGGGGGAGCGAGGAACCTCGGCAGGTTCGACAACTGCGGTACGACGACGACCGTCTCGTCGTTCTCGATCGACTCGTTGTACTCGACGGCGAGAAGCTGCCGCTCATCCTCGTCGCCGTCCGTCTCAGCGATCTCAACGACGGTGCACGGCTGCGGCGAGACCTCGCCGAACCACCAGATGTCGTTCTCCTGTACGGGGCGTGAGAACGGCGTCGTGACGTAGAGCGCACTGTACGTCCCAGGGCCGTCCGCTACGGTGCGAGACTCACCTTCGTCATGGGATCCATCTTGGAATCGGACGACGAGCTGGTAAGTCTTACCCGCCTCGAGGGTGACCTCGCGGCCGAGCACGACGAGAGTGTCCGAGCTGGTGAGGCCGTTGGGAGTACTCGCAAGCGCGCAACCGCCGAAGCCCCACTGCGGGATGTCGTGCTGTACGTGAATCAGATCTCCGGCTTCGGCAAGGATTCCGGCGGTTCCGGCCGTGAACCCGATCAACCGACGGATGTACCACCGCTTGTTCAGGTTGTAGAGCGCTTCGCGGATGACCTGAGTCCGGCGCGTGATGCCCACAAACTGCTGGTTTTCGCTACGTCGCGGCTGGTTGTAGTGCGTCACACCCGGGCCGTCGATCGGCTCGTGTGTCGTGAATTCGTAGTCGCGATCCGCGTCGATGAACTGCGGGACGAGGGCGTTGATTGTCCGGTCTGCGTTGTAGGCGATCGAGAAGGAACCCTTCTTGATGTTGCCCATCGTGAAGAGCTGAACCGGCGTCTTGGGCATCTCGCAGACAACTCGCCACTGGTTGCCAGAGAAGACAAGGAATGCCCGGCACGTTGCCAACAATGTGCGAATGAGCTCGAGCGCGCGCTGCTCTTGGTTGACGACGATGTCGAGCAGGAAGCGCGGCTCCTGAAACTCCTCGGCGTTCTCAGCGCCGTTCGAATCCTTCACGATCCGCTTGGCGGTTACCGCCTCATTCGCGCGGTCGGCGAGCGTGAGGAAGGAGTCGAGGTCGATTTGATCGTCCGTGATCCAGTCGCCGAGACCGAACGCCTCGTAGGTGTATTCGCCTGTTACCGCATCCCTGACGGATCGGTCGCGCAGCAGCTTCAGAATGATCCACGCCGGGGAACGGCCGATTTCCTCGGCACCGGAAAGGTACGCCGGCGCTGTGAACCCGGATCCGTTCCACGTCTCCAGCTCGAGACCTTCGCAGAGTACGGAGATGTTCGGGATCTGCCCGTTCAGGTCCTCACGCGCGATCGCGCGCACAGCCACCATTGCATAGCCGTCATACGTGCGTAGATCCTCCAGCTCCTCGGTGACACCGGTGAGGAAGATTTTCCACGCATCACGCTGGTCATTGACGTGGTCAGCGCTGACAAACTGGATCTCGACGTCGTACTCGCCGCGTGTGAGGTTCTCGATGCGGACGGTCTCAAGCACTGCGCTCCGCGAAGAGCGTTTCACCTCGACATCCGTCCACGCTCCGAAGGCTCCACCCTTCAGGCGATGGCGGTACCGGTAACGCGTCGCGTTGGTCTTCTGCTCGCCGCGATCCTCGTCAACGTGGAACAGAGCGGGGATCGTGAGCAACACCTCAAGCGAATCAACCGGAAAGTTCGCGCGAGTCGAATAGGTGTAGCCGCTCGGCGTGAGCTCGACACTCAGCGGGAACGTGTTAGCTACAACGCTGAAACCCTTCAGCGGCGCTTGGCCTGTTGTGCCCAGGCGCGTCTCGACGGTCACGCCGGGGAAGTTCGTGTACGGCTGGTCGTTCACCCGAATGTCGCCGATCGAGTGCACCGGACCGACTGAGACGAGCCCGAGGATGTGCAGCGTCTCGACGCCATTCGTGTAACCTGGAATGCCTTTGCTGCGTCGGATGAAAGCGCCCACACGCACGATGCCGGTGCGGTTCTTACCGAACACAATGGGGACGGGAACGCCCTCTCGGTCTTCATTCAGCAGACCGCCCCACGTGTGAGTTGTCGGACCGTCGTCGCCAGGCGCTTTGATGTTGTCCGCGCGCGGTGTGAGCAGCGAGCCGGCGAACGATCCAGCGGCGTACGCGTAGAGACCCCAAGCCTTCGCCGCGAACAGAGCTCCAGATGGACCGCCAACGTAGAAGCCGGCGGCAATGACGACGGCGGCACTTACCGCTCCGAGGATCTGAGCGGCGTTCTTTCCTTCGACGCTCGGGATGACATGAAACTCATCACCGTCGCGAGGTGTGGCTGCTTCGAGATCGGACTGAAGGACGGCGATTTTCGCGGGACTCAGCCGGAGCATGCGGCGCCAGAAGCCCTTCGGCTTCGTCCGATACCGGACAGTCTTCTCCGGTGAGAGCGATCCGCCGTTGTAGATGACGTGTGACACGAGCTCCGGCAGGATGGCCAGCTCGATCAGGTAGTCCGCGACCGAAGCGCCAGGACGGAAGTCGCGCTCGTACGAGCAGAACTCCAGCTTCCCGCCAGAGGTCGGCAGGCCAGTGGGTACGTGAACTTTGATCATCAGGTGTGGAGGCGGAGGAAGCCGACCACTCGCTCGATGCGCGAGAGCGGCTGACAGACGACGCCTGTGTCTTCCATGGAGTGCAGGATCTGACCGTCGCCGAGGTAGAGGCCGACGTGGTTGGTGACGATCGAGTGGTTCCGAATGACAGCCACGTCGAACGGCTGACGCTCCTCAGTAGGACCGAGCGTTCGGAACAGCGAAAGCGCTGACCAGTAGTCGGGCAGCTTTACGCCTTGCACGTTGTACGCGAACTGGACGACACGCCAGCAATTCATCCGGGCGTACTTCATCCCGACCAGGCTGGTGAGAGCCTGCGCGGCCTGCTGTGAGAATCGCATGTGTTATCGAATGGAGTGACCGGCGCCGAGGATCCCGGGGAACTTCGCCGAGCTGACGCGTTGCCGCGGGAGGTACGTCGCCAGCGGGTCGAAGATGAGCGGTGTCACCGTGATGATCGCGGTGTTGGCGAGCACGCGCGCGGACTTCACGATGAACTTCGATTCCCGCTTCGCTGTCGGATCCGCGAGATGATCCGGGTGAACGCGGACGGTGCGCCCGGGCCGCTGCTCTATATCGTAGAACTCGAGTATTGAAGCGATCTCTCGGCCTACGCCGGAGATTGAGATGTCGAGTACCGGAATCTCTCCGTTCGCTGACTCTGACCGTGTCGGCTTTGACATCGGGAATGGCGACCAGAAGACACCCTCGAAGAGGAGTGGTGAGCCGTCGGGCGCGATCGACGACTGCCATTGTCCCGGCTCAGTTTCCCAGCCGCTGTTCGGCTTGTCGTACCGGACGTACCTCACGAACTGTCCGTCCGAGTATTCGATCTCGAGCAGGTGGAGAAACGCCTTCCCGGAGCGCTTCTCCTTCTCTGCGACGAACGCTGGGATGCTAAGCATTCCACTGACCTCGGAAGACCAGTTCGATTTGGAACCAAGCCGGGTTGCCGTTGATGATCGGATCGATTTCCAGCTCGCTGGAGTTGTAGCGAACGAGCCCGCGACCGAGGAACGGATGCGTGTAGTAGAACGGCTCCGCTTCCATGCCGCGCGCTTCCAGGAACGTCATCACAGTTTGAAAGTCCGTGTCAGCGCGGAGCACCATCGTGACTGGTATCTCGCTGTACCGACCCTGACTCGTCAGGAGCCGAACCTCTTCGGGCCCGGCCTCGTAGTCGGTCTTCACGTTCGGCCGCTGGTACTTGAACCTGCCGTGACGGATGACCGCTTCGTCCGACAGTACCGGGAACTCCTCGTATGCCGGCACTGGCTATTTCCTCGACCGGATCGCGCGGTAGGTCGGACCGCCGCGGAGGATGTCTGTCTGAACGGTGTTGATAATCTCCTCCGATGACACGCGAGCGGCGGCAGGATCATTGACCAGCATGTTCGTGATGCGAACCACGACCTCGCGGTCGCCGCTCATAACCACCGGTATCGAGTTGCCGTCAGGCAGAGGCACGACGGCTTCGTTGTATCGACCCTCCCCGACGAGGCCGACGGTGGGCTGAGTCACGACGCCGCCTGACGCGAATGCGCGCATCGGCGTTGAGATGCCGCCCTTGAACACGCCGCCGTCCGCCGCGGCCACGAATCCGCCGCCGGCACCGAGCGCCATACCGAAGAGCTTCATCACCGCTTTCTGCGCCAGGAAGCTCGAGATCTCGCGCGCGATGCTTTTCAGTGTCGCTTTGAATGCGTCATCGATCTGATCGAGGTTGCCGGTGATTCCGGCGTACAGAACGTCCGTGAACAGCCCCTCAACCGCCATCGTCGCATCGCGGTAGACGTTCACCATAGTCTCGGCGTTGCGACGGTACTCGTCGGAAAGCTTGCCAAGTGTCGTGCGAGCGGCCGTCAGGTTAGCCCCGGCGAAGGAGCGCGCTCCTGAGGCCACCGCCGCGGCAAAGTCGTTCGACTGCGCCGCTGCAGCGAGTCGTCCCTCTTCGTCGGTTTGCGGGGTCATCAGCTTCGCCGACAAGAAGCCGGGACCACCGGACGTGGGGAGCCGGTCTTCCTCCGCTGCTCTGAGCCGCTCCACGGCCTTGGCGCGATCGGTGAGGTACTTAATCGCGGTTTCATCGAAGCCCTGCTGCTTCAGTTCGTAGGCCTGTCGCTCGATCATCTGGAGCGTCAGGTCGCGAAGACGGACCGTGTTGTTCGTCACCTGCGCGGCCTCAATGTCCATCTGAAGCAGGCGGGTGCCCATAACGTCGGCCAGCTTCTCCTGCTCGGTCCGGAACTGCTTCGCCAGCTCGGCACCGGGATCCGCCATGTACATTCCCATGCGCGCTCCGCGAAGACTGCTGCCGGCTTTGATCGGAGCGAGAAGGTTGCCCTGGTTGACGTCGACGTTCTGCAGTGTGGCGATTCGCAGCAGCGCGAGCTCGATGTCGCCGATGTTGTCGACGACGCTTTTTGTGTGGGTCTTGATGCTGCCAATCAGACCGTCCCACGCTGCGTAGTTGACGCCGATCGCCTGCCCGAACGATCGGCCGACCCTCCAGCCCTGCTGCAGCGCGAGGGTAACGAGGGTGATCTTTCCGACGAGAGAGCCGGCTTTCCCGCCAACGTCGCCGAGTGATTCCGCGACGTTGTCGAAACCCATCGTCGCGCGCTTCAGCTGGTTGAACGATTCGCCACCCAGCTGCTTGGTAGAACGCTGAACCGCCTTTGCTGAACGATCTACGTCGGCTTCAAATTGGCGGACGTCACGCGTCGCCTTGCCCTTGTCGACTTCGACGCGGACAAACCATTTGCCGAGTAGACCCATCGATTACCTCACTGTCTGCGTAGCAGATGCTTCAGTTCTTCGTTGTTGGAAACTGTGATCGTCTTCTCAGGGGTGCCGCGCGCTTCCTGCTGCAGCTCACGCCACAGATCGTTCTGCGCGTCCGGCTTCAGATGAGGCGCTCGGATGATCCTCAGCAGACGCATGTCGTTCGCGGCTCGGAGGCGGCCGATCTGCCGGTGATACGCCTGCACCTGACGCGACGACAGTCCCATCATCGAATCGTGATCCCAGCCGTAGAACGCAGCGAGAGCCGCAAACTGCTGCGCTAATTCGATGCGGCTGGGCTCATCGCTAAAGGGTCGGCCACCTCGCCTTTGGGCGGAGCCGTCACCTTGCCGAGGAGCCAGATCAGCTTGTTCGCAGGCCAGTCGGAAAGGACTTCGGACGGCAGCGTCGGAACGAACTTCATGATCAGGCCGGAGATGAACGCGATCTGCTCATTCAGCTCGAGCAGCTTCAGGTGGTCATCGAATCGCTTCAGCTTCATGAGCGTCAGCTGGTCCACGTCGAGGACCGAGAGAGCGCCGTACGCGCTGCTGCCGATTTTGACCTGGCGGGTCGGGAGCGGATCGAACGCGTCCGCATCGATAACTTCGGTCGGTTTCGTTTCTGACATTGAATTGAGGCGGGGAGGGCAAGCCTCCCCGTCCTTTCGTTTAGAAGCCGGACTCGTTCGCGTCGACGACGGAGCCGTCGCCGAAGAAGATGACCTCATCTTTGTTCGCGCTATCCGGGAGACAGTCGAGCGTGATCGGGATCAGCGTCAGGTCGTCCGGAGACAGAAGGAGCGACACAGTGGATTCATCCGGAACGCCTTTCGGCACCGTGACCCACGTGTTCGCATCGATGCTGCCGACGCCGGTCAGCGGATCGATCGGCTTAAAGACCCACTTCGTCCCCGCCAACGACTTTCCAGCGAGAGGACGGATGGACAGCTTCTTCTTCGTGGCCGTAACGTCGTCTTGAAGGGTGATGCCATTGACCAGCGCACGCTTCAGATTGTCGAGCGTGTACTCGGCGCAGGAGAACATCACCTTCACGTCGACACCTTTGAGCACGCGCTTCACTTCAGTGTCGCCCTGCTGATCAACGGTGAACGCCTGCACCTTCGGCGTCACATCGATCTTCAGGCCGCCCTTCGTGAAGCCGATGTCGGCGAGCGAGCCGGCGATGTCGATAAGCATCTGCACCGGCCCGTTGAAAAGTTTCGCTACGTCACCCATGGTGATCTCCTTCTATGCGGTTTGAGATTGGTGGTGAGCCGGCCGAACGGCCGAAAGTTGGTTACGATGCGGCGTAGCTGATGATTCGAAACTGAATCGCTTTGTGGTGAAGCTCGGTCTCGGGCTCATAGAACTCGAGCACTGGAGCGACGTGCACGATGCGGCCGAGCCGGCGGCCTGTCATAGCGAGCGGCTTCTGATCGAAGCGTGCAACGAGCAGCTCCGCGACCGCGTCGTTCTTGTCTGCGGTCTTCGACCAAATGTCCATCTGATACAACTCGTCGGACCTCGGCAGTTCCTCATCCGGCGTTCCGACGACGAGCCAGTACGTCACGACCGCTTTGGTCGCATCGGTCAGCAGCTGACTGAGCGACGTTGCGGGATTGCGGTGATAGAAGTACTGCCCACCCAACGCGGCAACGAGCGTCGCGTCCGCGATCGCTCGCGCGCGGAGACTCTGCTTGACACTCTGCATCAGGCCTCCGTTGTGATTGTGACTGTGTTGCTGCCAACTCGCTCTTCTTCAGCGATGACCGCTTCAAGTGCCGGCCGCCAGGCTGGTCGGGGCTCGATGTTCGACGTTCCGAACTCCAGCATGCTGGCGATCTCCGCCCGACCTGATTGCAGTGAGGGGCCGACGTCTCCCGCCCAGGAGTCGCCCACTTTCTGTACGGACGTTGTCACGCTTTTTCGCAGCGCGGCCGTCTCAATGCCCGGAGCCTCGCCTGGTGCGGAGGCTTGATGCTTACCGTAGAAGCGGCCCGACTTCGGCAATCGAAACAGGTCGTCAACCTTTCGCGCTATTCGACGGACGATGTTCGTGAGCTTCTTCCGGATGACGTCATCGAGCTGCGCATCAAATTTCGGATCCCACTCGACGCTCACGGTGCGATTACGAGCGCTAGGTCCGCCTCGATGTGGTGCCCGCTACGGTCCGCGAGAAAGGTGACGGCGTAGCGTTGATCGTTCACCACGATGCGATCGTCCACCTGGAGATCGGTCATCCACCGGAAGAAGCCGACGAAGTTGACGGGCGTCGTACGACCGTACTCGCCTTGCCGCGCGGAGCCGCCCTTCGCATCGAGTAGGCACGGAACGCCATCCGCGATCGTCTGCCAGTTCTGAATGGTTTCGCCGGAGGCGCTAGCCTGGACTGCGTCCCGTCGTTCGATCGCGCAGCGGTGCCGAAGGAGATTGTTCATAGCCGGTAAGGGCGCAGCCACGCGAGGTTCTGAGGATTGAACGCACCGTCAAATCTGGTGTAGCTGTAGCTGCCGATCGTCTCCGACTTCATCACCTCGGCCGAACCACGCTGTATCCGCGCCGCGATCTCATCGAGGATGACCGTCTTGATGTCGGCGGGCAGCTGTGGCTGGGTGTCGCCGGTTACCTGATACCCCGCGCGCCGAGTGACGCGCGCTACGATGTCGGCTTCGGGAAACTTACCGTTTCGCCACCAAAGCCGGCGGTCATCCTCTCCCGGACGGAAGAAGAATTGATCGATCGGCACGGTCCCGCCGGCGAACAAGCCGGTCGGATCAATGCGCACCTCGACAATCTCGGCGATCGGCGCGTCCGTGAGAAAGACGTAGTCGAGCCCGAAGCCGCGCACGTAGTCGGTTCTCTCGGCGTACTCGAAGAAGCGGCCACACGATTTCTGTACGGCGGAGCAGACGGCTGCCGTCAGGCGCACGAGAGTCGGATCTTGGGCGTTCGCTTCGCCTCCGATGAAGGAGGCCGCCTCTTCGGGAGTGACGAGCATGTCAGTTCCTTACTTCGGGAGCTTCTCGGCGGTGACGCTGGCGGGCAGCTCGCCGATAGCGAGAAGGTATTTCGCGATGCGGAAGCGGAAGATCGACTGAGTGTCGGGGACGGTCACCGTCGTTCCGTCGGCCTTGGTCACCATCATGGTCAGGGTCGCTTCGTAGGCGGCATCGGCCACGGTGACGATCGCGCCGAGGAACTGGTGATACGCCGGGCCCTGCAGGTTCACCGTCGAGGCGTGATGAAACTTACCCGACTTTGTGAAGTAGCCCACCTCGATGATGGCCACAGGCGCGGCCGGATCAGCGATCGCGTTGCGAACGTCGAGGAAGCGCCATGCCTCGACCGGATCCTCCGGCGCAGGCGTGACGACCTTGCCGTCGCCGAATGCTGAGAGCGAGACGAGCAGGAGGAGTGCTGCGAGAGTGAATCGTTTCATCGATCTTTATCCTTCTCCGCTTTGCGGATCTGTGTCGCGTTCCAAGTTGCTGCGCCGAGATGGCCGAATGCGACGATCCGGAGTGGCCAGTGCCATCGCGGGTCGCCACGTTCTTTCAGTCGCATCGCGTACCAGATGAGTGCTCCGTCGATCGCGAGCTGCAGCGCGTAGGTTGCAGGCCTGCCGCGGTCTACAAAGGGCTTCATGACCGGGTTGGCCTCGGCGCCTCCGCGGCGTACTACGGCGAACGTCGTTTCCATGTCAGCGGTCGTCGCCGCGAGGAGGTACGCGGACTCGCGTCGCACCGTCCGCTCGCTCGCGCAGCTCACGAGGAGTAGCGCGTTGCCCAGCGTGGCCGCGATGAGGCCAATGGTCACGACGACAGAGGCGATGCGGTTACGCATGCTCATTTGATGTAGCCGAGGAATTTGACCCGGATTTCCTTGCCGGCTGCGAGGTTCGCCGTCGTGAGATTCCACGCCGCCGAGAGTGAGTTGTAAAACCCGATTGCGGGTCGCGTGATCGTGGTGCCGTTTACGTTGATGTTGCGCAAGTGAAAGAGTGGAAGCGGCGGCGCTGCTGTGCCAGTCGCGCCAGCGGAATAGAACTCCACGCTTGCGACCCCGATAATCTCGACTCCCTGTGCGGTAGCTGTGTCGAACACGAAGTTCTCAGTCGCTCCCGACATCAGCCCGCCGCCTGACACGAACGGCGTCGCCGCGTCGACGGTCGGTGTGTTCGCTAGCGTCGCTGTGGCTCCAGTGATCGTGGTCGCGAACGCCGTGGACGTGGCGAAGATCGAGTGCTGAATCACCCCGGCCGTGTTCACGATGCGCAGTGTGAAAGCCTGCAACTTGTAGCCCTTCACCCGCTGATCACCCGTGCTGGCGTCGAGGCCATTAGCGAACGTGACGAGGCCGTCGGTCTGCGCGATGCTGAGCGGAACGCGCGCACCCGTTGCATCCGAGATGCGCCAATCTTTTGAACCAACCATTCCCGCGTTCCACGTTTGCGAGGACGTTTCGTTGGCTACGAATTGCGTGTACGCGTTACGGTTAGAGGTGGTGCCGTCGCCCGCCGAGAGAATGACGCCAGCTACGCTCGTTCCACTTCCGCCTTCAGCGCGAAAGATCGCATTGGTGGCAGCGGCAGAAGAGCGGACCCGAACTGTTGCACTCGCTGTCGCGTCCTGAACATCGAGGTGATAGGACGGTGTGGCATTGATACCTACGTACGCGAGATCGTCGCGAAACACCATCTGATCTCGGGATGCGGTCTGGTTGCGAATTCTGTAGGTCTTGTCGCCCTGCATCCCAGCTCGCCACTCTTGCGTAATCGTCTCATTCGAAAAAAGGCGGAGGTAGGAGTTGCGACTCGACGTCGTTCCGTTCCCGGCCACGGAGTTCATGATCGAAGCACCTGTCGTGCTTGCGTTTTCGATGGTCAGGTATTCGGAAGCATCAGTGCCGTAGCCTTTAATGCGCTCCAACCCGGTCGCCGCCGCGACGCCGACTCCGATGCGAGCAGAAAAGGTGACGCCACCGTCGGTCTGAGCAACGCTGATCGGCGTTCGAGAGCCGGTAATGTCGGTCACGACGAAGTTCTTAGTGCCGTTCATGCCCGCGATCCATCGCTGAGTCGACGTTTCGCTTGAGACCACGTCGAGGTACGCAGCCCGCGCGGACGTTGTACCGTCTCCGCTGGACACCCGAACTGTTGCAGCACCGGTTGTGTTTGGCGCCGTCGCTGCCACTGACGCTGCAACCGAGCCGTCCGCGGGTCGAACATCGAGCGTGCCAGCGGACGGTGAGCCATTGATACCGACGAGGCCCGGCACGTCCTGCCGCAAAACGATGCGCGACTTACCCGCCGTCGTGTCGTTGATTGAGAAGTTCTTGCTAGCCTCCATTCCGATGCGCCACTCTTGCGTCGCTGTTTCACTCGACCGAATACGAATGAACGAGTTTCGAGATGAGGTCGTTGCGTTACCTGAAACGACGTCAACCTGCGCCGCGTGAGTCGCCGAATTGGCGTGGACTCGAGCAACCGCATCGGCGACCGTTGTGATCGCTACGAAGGTGTTGCCGCTTGCGGAGGTGACGCTCAAGCCGTTCGCGATTGAGACGAGGCCGTCGGTCTGAGCGATGGAGATTGGTGTGCGCCCAGCCGTGTCGTCCCTGACGACCCAGTTCTTGCTGGAATACATGCCCGTTGCCCAAGACTGAGGAACCGTCTCAGAGGAAGCGAAGCTGACAACAGCGAAGCGGCTAGACGTTGTCCCATCGCCGCTCATGATGCCGATCGACGCGTTGTTTGCTGCTCCGTTGGATTGAACGTCGAACGTCGTGTTTCCAGCCGCGGCATGCCTCAGCCGCGCGTAGCCCGTGTTCATAAAGACAGCCGCCGCACTCGGGGCGGTGAGAATGATCGTCCCGTCTGACTGCGCGATGCTGATCGGGGTCCGCGTCCCCGTTTCATCACGGACGACAAAGTCCTTCGTCCCATTCATACCCGCGCGCCACCTCTGAGGTGTCGTCTCGTTGGCAATGTAGTCAACGAAGGAGAATCGTCCGGACGTCGTGCCGTCGCCAGCTGACAGCGACATCAGCGCTCGGTCAGCTGCGGCTGAGGCTTGCACCTGAACGGCGACGCTGCTGCCGATGCCACTCTTTGCGATTGTCGTGGACGTCGAAGCGGTGCCGGGCGTGATGCCGCCGGTGATTGACGGAGCTGTGACCGTTCCTGTGAACGTCGGAGATGCGAGTGGCGCCTTCAGCGCGATGGCGGCGTTGATCGTAGAGACGTCGGCCGCATGTGCCGCCTGCGTCTCGTATGTCGACGCTGCAGTCGCACTTTTCAGGTACGCCTGACCGACGACGTACGCAGTCGTTGCGATCTGCGTCGTGTTCGTGTCCACCGCTGCTGTCGGTGCGGATGGCGTTCCGGTCAATGCCGGCGACGCGAGAGGCGCTTTCGCATCGATCTGTGTCTGAACGTTCGACGCGACCCCGGCGAGTCGATTGATCTCCGTCCCGGTGACCGTGATCGACGTGGCGCCCAGGGTGAACGGCGAGGGCACCGTAACGGTGCCCGTGAAGGTAGGCGAGGCGAGCGGCGCCTTCTCAGTGTCAAGTTCATTCAGTGCGCTCTGCACCGTCGTGCCGGCTACCGCCCCGGCCGGCGTGTTTGTCACCTGTGTCGCGGTGTAGTCCCCGTTTGCTGGGACGACCGCCTGCGTCCGGCCGTTGAAGGTGGCGACGTAGACAAGCCCAGGCGTGTAGAGGTTTGCCCAGACGGACCCGCTGTAACTCCACTTCAGGCAGCCGCAGGTCGGATCGAGATAGATCTTACCCACGCCAGTCTCGGCGACAGGAGGCGCCACAGCGGTCGGCTTGAACGCCCAGATGTACGTCGATGTCGACGTTGAAGGGCGGTTGTACTGTGCGGACGCGGGCAGCGTCAGCATCAGCAGAACCGCGATTGCGAGTCTCTTCATCATCAGAACTCCTTGACGGTCGATCTGTGGGAATGAGCGGGGGACGGGCCTGATCAGTTGCAGACCCACACGCCGTTCAAGCGTTTCGCGAGTGCACCGGTCCCGCTGCCCGCACACGGGTTTGCGATCGTGCAGTCGTTGCAGTAGTAGATCGACCCGTTCGTAGGCGTCCCAAGTGAGGCGAACGCCGTGGCCGTGATGGTGATCGTCTTGAACCCGGCGTCACCCTCGCGATCAATCCAGCCCACCGAAGTGCCGCCCGAGCTCTGCGCATCGATCATCTTGGTGTCCGCTGCCTGACCGAAGTCACGAGCGACGATTGTCGACTTGGTGTTCAGGGCGTCATTCGCTTGAGCGAACACAGTCGTTCCGCGCGCCGCCGCCGCGGTGATGGCGGTCGCGTTCACGTTTGTGCTGGTAGTTTCGGCACGCACGCCGATACAGTTCGCAGCGGCCGAACAGGTACCGCTGACACCGATGCCGGACGTGTTGGTGGCCGTGCCCTTCAAGCCGATTGCGCCAGTTGCAGTGGCCGTAGAGTCCACGCCGATGCCGTTACTACCCAGAGCGTTCGTCACCACGATCGTGGTTCCGATGACTGCTCCGCCGTTCGTGTAATTAAAGACTGCCTGCGGCGCCGCCAGTACGCCTGCGAACGTAGCCCCAGTCGAATTGATCGTAGCGCGCGTGACGCCCGCAGTCTTGAGAGTCAGGGCGGTGAGTGTGTCGATCGATCCGGAAGTGAGGTAGCTGCTGTTGACGGTCTCGTCGCCTTCGGCATCCCACCATGCGAGTGACGCATCGAGGTTAGACCGCAGCTCGAAGAGCTTCGCGTTTGCGCCCGGAGCCGACGACGGCTTGATCCTCACCGCAGCGGTTGGTGAGTTGTAGGTCTGGAGCGCGGTATAGGTGTTGGCGACGGTGCCGTCCAACTTCTCACTCGCGATCTCAGCAATCGCTGCCTGCACGTCGGTGGATCCGATCGAGCCTGAAGCGGTCGAGGTGATCTTTACGGCGGTGTAGTCGCCAGCGAGGCCAGCAACAGCTCCGGCCCGGCCGAACACGGTCGTGATCGCGGACGCGGTGATCCGTGCGTCGATCTGCTGCAGCTGCGTCTGAACGTTCGTACCGGCAATCGTGTTGAATGGCGTCGCCTGGACCTGCGCACCCGTGTAGTCGCCGAAGTTCGCCACGACCGCGCCGCCACGGCCGAAGACACTGAGAACGGTACCGCCCGCGCCCGGTGTCTGAACGAGCGTTTGGAACGCCGTGCCGTTCATCGAGATCTTCAGGCAGTTGCACAACGGGTCCATGACGATGAGCGTCTCGCCGAGCTTTGAGACCGATGGCAACGTTGGAGCGTTCTTGAAGACCTGATAGGTCATCGTGTGCGTGCCGATGCCGCGAAAGTCGAACTGCGCGCAGGCTGGATAGACCACGAGCGTTGCCGCGACGATCGCCGCTGAGAGAGTGCGTTTCATGGGGTACCTCACTTCAGCTCGAGAACTTTGAGCCCCGCGACCTGCCGAAGCGCTTCGGCGATCAGCTTCCCCTCGCCGTGCTGCCAGACGCGGATGACGGTGACCCCGTGCTTCTTGACCGCCTCGAGTACACGGCCAATCACTGCGGATGCGTCACCGTCGACGGTCGTCTCGGCGAGGACCTCGGGACCTTCCTCAATCGTCAGGATGGTGAGCTTCCGGCTCTCGCGAGCGGGATTGATGACGATTCCATCCGGCTTCGGTCCGGGAGTTGGTGCAGTTGCCGTTGCCGTCTCAACGGATTCTGGGCTCGCGCTCACGGCAGGCGGTGTGGCCTTATCACCTGTCTTTAGCGCCATGGCTAGAACGCCCCCTGCTGATGGAGGTCGAGTGCGACGCCGGCGACCTTCGCGGTGATGTTGAGCACGCGGTCCCAATCGAAATGCCGCTCAGATGGAAGAGGAGAGAGTGCTGACTCGTATTCGACGAGGCTGGCCGAGCACGACGCGTTGCCTACGATCTTCAGCGCGGGCACGTATGCGTCGAACTCGAGGAGTGTCGCTTTCATCTCGGCCGCAATGATCGGAGTGTTCGTCCCTGGAACCGTCGCGTTCCAGTTCACAGTCGCCCACGCTTTGAATGCGGCAACCTGCGGCCGCGCTTTCGTGTAGATGGCGCAGGCCGACTTCGCTGCAGGGAGCAGGATCCGCTCCGGCGCGTCGAGTGTCGCTCCCGAATGCGGTGGAGGATTGCCGACGCACGACGTGAGGGTGAAGAGGCACACCAGTGCCAGGACGAGGACGAGTGCTCGTTTCATGTTGCTCCTTTGTTGGTTGGTGGATTACGGCGCGACGTAGCCGCGGATGTTGATCTGCCTCGTGCCGGCGCCAGGGTGAATGAAGCAAACGTCTGTGGCCACGCCGGTGCGGATCGGAGTGACGATCGGCTCTGTGACAGTGAGAAACGCCACCGAGTTGCTGCCACGATAGAACGGCACGTTGCCGGTCGCGCAGGTAGCGCCGGTGCCGTAGCTGAGCTGCATAAAGTTCGCCGTCGTGGAGATGATCGAGGAGTTGTATGAAATGTCCGTGATGTAGCGCCGCAGCCCAGCTCCAGGTGACGCCATCGTTGCGCCGCCGGCACCGACGCACCCGGTGATGACCGTGGCCGCGACAGCCGTCGACGTCATCGCACAGAAGAAGCTGTTCGGATGATCGGTCCGCATGAACTGCCGGCCTTCAATGTCCGATTTGTTGCGCGTGATGTCGCCTTCGACCACGCCGCTCGAGTCTAGCGCTGCTGCCTCTGCCTCGGCGTAGCCGCCCGTCATCGCTGCGTCGGCTGGCGTCACTGAACTGTGAGCGCCACCGTACTTCGTCTCGACGCGCAAGCCCCCACTGAGGTCAACCGAAAGAGCTGCGGCTGCACCTTCCAGATACGTCGGCGCGGCTGCTGTTGCCGTCGCACCTCCGCCCGAGCTCGAGCCGCCGCACGCTTCGAACGCGTTGCCGGCTGTGTTCACGCACCGGACCGCCACAGCGGTGGACGCCGCGGTCGTCGGGAAGCCGCTGACCGGCACCGCCGTCGCGCGCAACTGCGCGTCCGTGAGCGGCCCGCTGACTGGTTGCGTTGCTTGCCAGAACGTACCGGAGACCGGAACCGCGGTCGCGCGGAGCTGCGCGTCTGTCACAGGACCGCTGACAGGCTGCGTCGCCTGCCAGAAGGTGCCGCTCACGGGTTGGGTAGCCTGCCAGAATGTTCCCGTGACGGCGATCGAGGAGTTCGTGACTTCGACGTCGTTTGCTGTTCCGGTCTGGTCGATCGCCACGGTTCCACCGCCCGGACCGCCTGCGCCTGCGCACGACTCAAAGGCGTTGCCGGCAGCGTTGACGCAACGGACGGCCAACGATTCGGCGACGACGGCTCCGGCGCCCTTGGTGACGAGAGTTTCGGTAATGGTCCGGATCTGCCGTGCGTCGTACTCAGCGCCTCCGGTCCGCAGTTGCATGAACAGGTCGCGCGTCGTCGTGCGCTGCGCGAGCTGGCCCTGTTCGCCGTACACGATGCCCAGCAGACGCGCGGCGCGATCGCTGGTGTCGTATGTGGACGGGAAGTTGCCGACGTTGAACGACGTGTTCGAGATCGAACCTGAGATAGCGACGCTGTCTGTGCCGCTGGCAAGAGTCCACGACCGGCCGAGCGTGCCGCTCACCGGTTGTGTCGCCTGCCAGAAAGTGCCGGTCACGGCTACACCGCTCGCCCGAAGCTGAGCGTCGGTGAGGCCTCCTGTAACCGCTACGGATCCGGTGATTGAAACTGTGCCTTGGATCGGCATGTTGAGACAGCCGGCGCAGTAGCCGAGATCCGTCCAGACGCTCAGCGCGCTCCTCAATTGCAGCTGCACCGAACCGCCGCCGCCACCGCCGGCGAGGCCCGTAATCGGCAACGGGTTCAGCGCGGTCACCGGCTGGCCGTTGACGTAGATGTTCGCGTCGACCTCGCGGTTCTGCGCGAATACCGGTCCCGCAAGGAGCGACACGGCAACCAGTGAGGCAAGTAACTTCACAGTGACCAGCCTCCATGGATGATCGTCACACCGTCGCCGACGTTGCCACCGGTTATGCCGTACTGGCTGAGGCGTATGCCGCCAGGATGGTCAAGCGTTACGACGTCTTCTCGACGCAGCCGCTTACCGGAGCTCACGGGAGAGAGCACGCCGACAACGCCGAACTTTGGCCGCCCGACGTTCTCCTCTCGAGCCACGATCAGAACTGTTCCCCTGATCGGCAATTCATCGCCGAGAGGTATGACCTCGCTCGGATTAGTGATGATCACGTCGTACTGGTCGGGCCCGTTCTTCGCCATCGGTTAGAACCTGTACTCAAACAACGCGCGGAAAAGTGACCCGTATCGAACGTCGATGAGGTGAAGCAGCAGGTCCCAGAGCATCACGAGCAACGCGATCCGCAGGTTCGAAGCCTTGCGATCACCCTCGTTCCGCTCGAAGTCCTCGACGTTGCTGTGTGAGTAGCCGCCTGGCACGCGTCACTCCTCAGTGTTTCTTCGAACGTCTGTGTCCGGAGAGGGAGACTGCCGGGTCTGCGGACTCGGTGAAGGACTTGCTGCAGGTGGGGCAGGTGAACTCGGCAGGTTGTTTCGGATCCGTGTTCGATGATCCTGTTGCCGGATCATTCGATCCCGTTCCGCTGGAGGGCGGCTCGGATTTCTCTGCGGTGGTTTCATCATTTGTGTCCTCGACTGCCGGCTGAAGCGGTGCGACAACGGGCGCCACCACTGGCGAGTTCTCTTCAGCAACGGCACGCCCGTACCCGTGTGGCAGCCCTGCCCGCGGTGCCGACAGGTTCGCCGCATCAGCTTCGGTCATGTCGTCATAGACACCCGGCGTCCGCATGTAGCCGAAGTGGACCGCGGTTGTGATCTCGAATCGCATCGATTCTCCAGCGTGAGAGGCGGCGGAAGCCGCCCCTCACTCGGAATGCGTTGATGATGGTTGGGTTGCGCGGTTACGCTTTCGGGCGGTACTGCGCGACGATGCTGACGGCGAACACTTCGTCAGCGTCGGCGCCGCGGTCGAGGACCCACTGACCCTTCGACGCGACGTTCGCGAACGTCTTGAACTCGACGGACGCGGCGGTCTTCTGTGCGAAGGCGGAATGGTCCGCGAGAGTGGTCGCGGTGATGCCGTGCTGGAGTTTGACGTCCATCGTCGGCGTGGTGCCCGTGGGCCCAGCGAGCGGGGTCTGAGCCAGGGCAGTGACGACACCGGTGCCATCATTGGCCGGCGCGAGCTCGACGACGACCAGAGCGCTCGCCGCAGCGTGCGCTTCGATCGCCGCCTTCACCTGCGCAGCCGTCGACGTAGCAGCACCACCGGCGCCGGTTGCGACGTTGACGGTGATGTCCTCACCGACCACTGCGATCGAGAGGGGGGTGTTGTTGCCAGCGACGGTGAACGTTACGCGAACCGTCGGCGTGGTGCCCGGCGTCCGCGCGATGAACGCGAGGTCGTTGTTCGCGCCAGCGAGGGCGGTGACGAGGAACTCGTGAATGTTCAGATTCGCGAAGAGCGTCTGAGCATCCGCAAAGTCGAACGGTGTCGCCGGAAGGCTGACGTCCGCGTTGACGATGCGAGGCGTGACCTGCGCGCCCGGCAGCAGGACTGGGTCCTGGTAGAACACGTTGTTTTCGTTGAACGGCATAGCCGTGTCTCCTGAGTGCGACGCGCCCCAGGCTGGAGCGCGCCGCACCGATCAGATGGTTGATGATGGGAGAAGAGACGAGGGGAGGCTGACGCGAACTAGTTCGCCGCAGTCTCGAGCGTGGAGATCGCTGGCCCGAACGAAGCAAAGCCGACCCGCGTGATTCCGCGCAGGATCAGCTGCACGTTCTTGAATGCGTCACCCGCAACGTCAGAGGTGGCGATCGTCAGCTCCTTGCGGTTGCCGAAGATTGCCCACTTCTTCCAGTTGCCGTACAGCGCGCTGCGCTTGGAAGGCTGAGCGGCCGCGCTGTACGCCGGCATCCGCTCGGTCTTGAAGTACGGCTTACCGCACAACGTGCCCGGCTCACCGTCAGCAGGACGCTGCCAGATCGGCTGACCGTCGGCGTCCTTCTGCTTGCGCAGGAAGTTGAACACCGACTGGTTGATGAGGTACGAGTTGTCGTCGCGAGCACCTTCCGGCACGGTGTCCTGCAGGTCCTGCAGATACTCCCAGCCGATGTTCTTGAACGAGGTGTGGCCATTGTCCATGACCTTCACCTTGATGCCCGTGGAGTTGAGCAGACCGTCAAACGGATCCGTTCCGCCGTTCGCGGCCGACTTGCCTACGATGGCGACGCGGTCAATCTCGAGTGCGATGCACTCCCGGATCAGATCAGCGAAGAGCTGGCCGAGCTCGGGGGTGGAATCCTCGATGAGTGTCAGAGGAACTGGGATCAGCGCGCCGAGCAACTTCGCCTCGAGCGAGACCTTTCCGAAGCCAGGGAAGCTCGGCGTGATCGCGTTGTTCTCTTCGGGCCAGTACGCACCCATCTGAGAGAGCACGCTGCCGATGTCGACCTTCTTCGTTCCCATCGGCCACGGACGCGCAATCTGCGGATACAGACCGGTGTCAGGGACGAGGCGAAGGATGTCGGCAGCGACATCGGTCTGGAGGAGGAATCCGCCTTCAGCGCCCACGCCGCTCGAAACGGCGCGTGCTTTTTCGAACTCCTTGTCCTTCATGGCGCGGATCATCGTGACGAGCGTCTCCGCCGTCTCGCGGGAGACGTTCGGCTGGAGCTTGCCATCGATGCCGCGGTGGAAGCCGTGGTCGTTGGCGCGGAACTTCTCGGCGCGCGTCGCGCGCTCCTGCATCTCGGTCATCGCCGACTGCAGCTCGGTCATCTGCGTGCGGATGCCGGTGACCTTCGCCTCGGCGCGAGCCTCAGCGACTTCCTCGGCGAGAGCATTGAAGCGCTTGGCGACGTATGCCGCGCGCTCGTTCTCCGGAACCTCACGGAGCTTCGGGTCGTTGAACATCTGCTCGAAGACGAAATTGGCAACGTCATTGAGCGTCACATCTTTGGTAGCCATCTTTTCTCCTGAAAAGACAAAGACCGCCTCGCGGCGGCCTCGTGCGGTTGAAGGGTGAATGAGTGGAACGGTTGCGGCTGCGTTAGCTCCCGACGTCTCAGTCGCTGAGCAGCTTCACGTAAAGACCTGATCGCCCGGTGGCGGGACTCTCCTCGCGGCGATCTCGCGAAGCGTCCGGTGCGAGCACACGAATGGGTTGGCTGGTCGTGACGTGCTCGCGCGCCACGCTGCCGGTGTCTTTGATTCTGATGAATGAGGTCACGCCGGCGATCTGTTCGATCGGCACGCCGTTGATCCGGATGCCGCTGCGTTCACCGGTCTCCGTTTCGGCTCGGGCAGCTTCGGCGGCGAACTGAATGTCCGTAGTGTTCCCGTCGACGTCGGAGTAGGTGATCGCGTCGAACGTGACGATCGTGCCGGCGAGAGTCTCGTCGCCGGCGAACTTCTGACCCTCGCCCTTCTTCACATAGGCGAGCGTCACGTGCGGGATGTACTCAGGATGCGTGTCCGTGACCGGCACGTCTTCGGAGATGATCTTGTTCAGCAGGAGGAGGTCGGGGGAGTCGACCGTGACAAAGACGACGTCATATTCGTCAGCTTCGAAGATTGCGGTCGCACCGAGTGTCATCGTTGCGCCGCGCTCTGCCATCTCCTTCGCGGAGTCGGAGTTTTCGATTGTCTCGGCGAGCGACACCGCGCCGACTTCTGGATCTATCCCGAACTTCACCGTCACGTGCGGTTCGGTCTCGCGACCCTTCTCTGCAAGCGCGTCATCAGGAATCGTCGCGGCCAGGGCGAGGATCTTCTCGGCCGCCTCGCCTTCAAGATTCACCTGCGTTGACGCGAACTCAAACGGCCCGGCCATTCGGATGAACTGAACAGCTCGAGCCTGACGCTTGCGCTCCTCCGCCGGGATGTCGTCCGCGGTCGGCTTGTTCGCGGCCGCACGGAGCTCGGTCATGATCTCGATGACCTGGTCGATCTTCTCGAGGTTCTTCTTCGCGAATACGGCGCCGGCGCGGATCCCAGCCACGCTGCCCTTCAATGCGCGCTCCACCTCGACGAGATCGACGGTAGGCATCGCGTCAATCTCTTCGCCGTACCACTCACTCAGTGAGCGGGCGCACCAGTCGAAGAGCCACATGCCGTCGTAAACGCGGCTCGACGACATGCCGCGCAACTGCTCCGTCTCGGCGCCCTTCCAGCCTCTCATGCCTGCTTCCGCCAATTGCATCGCGAGATCTGCGAGTTCACGGAGGATCGTCACTTCGGCAGCGCGCGTCGCGTCGTCTGACGGAAGCGTGGGCTTCGGTTCCTCGTAAGGACCGCAGCCGCAGCAGCGGAGGAGTTCCGTCACCTTCGCGCGCGTTGCAGCTCGCTCGGTCGTCGGCAGAACCGTGCGCTGGACGTAGCGGATACCTCGAGTTGCAGCGCCAGGCGCCGCGGAAGCAATCCTCTCCATATCGTCGGCACTGAGCTCCGGAATCGCGAGAACGAGGTCTGCCCCGTACCATTCCTTCGCGCGCCAGATCAGGCCCTCGATGCGATACATCGCGTCGACGACCACGTTCGTGTAGATGTTCCTTTGAAAGTTCTCGAGGGTCGCCTTCCAGCCGCGCAGCGCGACATCCATGGTGGCGAGGATCGCGACCGCCATCTCCGTCATTAGCGCGAGCTCTGTGGTCTTCTCTTCGTCCGTCAGCGATTCGGGTTTCGGCTCGCGGTACGGCTCACATCCACAGCGGGTGAGAACTCCCGCGAGATCGGATCGGAAAGACTCGAGGGTACGTGTCGGCATTGACGGTTCCTTTTCAGTTCGGAGGATGATCGGCGTGAACTCGTATCCGAGCATCCGGGCGAGCTGGTCGTTGAATGTGCCGGCAGTGCGCTTACGTTCGATGGCGCGTGCCAAAGAGTCGCGGTTCGAAGGCACGTTGACGAAGCTCTCTTCGGTCTGCTCGACCTTCAGGTACTCGATGTTCTCCGCGAGCTCGGTCGGGATCGTGGTCGCTGTCCGGTTCTTCCACACCTTAGGAATGAACGCCCGGGACATGGCGCCCATCCCGTGATCGCGGTACGCCTCCCAGAGGAACGCGGCGAGATTGCAGTTCATGTGGCGCCACAGGTTGACGAGCAGCTCGACCTCGGAGACCGACTTGTTTCCCACCTTCCGAGACGACAGCTTCTTGCCCACGAACGGGTATGCCGGAACGATGTCGTGCGCCCACAACACGTGACCGGTGCGCATGAACGTGGCGTCGTCCCACTCGATGATCGTCGAGCCGTGGCGATCCTCACCGGTCGACGTCGAAGTGATCTCGACGATCGGCCGCTCGTCGCTCGCGCCATCGGCCGCGCGCATCTCGGCGGCGACGAGCACGATCCGTTCAGAGCTGATCTCTTTCGTGCCGCGGAGTGGGTGCCGCGCGATCTCGAACGGCGTGATGATGTCCGGCATGTTCGTTCTCCTTCGTCGTGGAAGCGCGCTACTTCGCGACGCCGAGTTCAGCGAGCGCCTTCAGAATCGGCGCGCGCCAGCCGTTGATGACCGAGCTGATGGCACTGGCCATCTGCCGCTCGATCGCCCGAACATCCTTCGCCAGCACGACTGCACGCCAGTACCCGGCGCGCTCGTCGATCGTTTCGTTCTGTGCTGCAGCCTCACGAATGGCCAGCGCGCCGATCGCGCGCAGGTGTGCGGCGCAACGAGCTGCGCGCTGCCCGCCGCCGACAGCAGGCAGTTCAATGCATCGGCAGTTGATCGTCTCTGATGCGTCGCCTTCCGGATCCTGCGGGTAGCGCAATCCGTTCGAGTACTTCGCGTCGACGCCCTCGACAACTTCACCGTCGACGCTGACATGAGAGTCCCGGACGCGCGCGTCTTTCGACGATAGCCACTCGCGACCGTCGACGCCCTCTTCGACCATCTGCAGGTGACGGCCGCCGTTGAGCGCTGAGCCGACTTCCTGCCGGCCGATCTGCCTCGCCTTGAAGTCGGAGAGGACGTTGAAGTCTTTGCGGATGATGGTCCCGATGTCTTCCGGCGTAGTGCCCTTCTCAATCAGGCCTGTCGTCTTCGCGAAGATGCGGTTCGCCACGCCTTCCGGGACCGACGTTATGAGGTTGCCGCGCTCCTCAAGGAACGCGATCACACGCGGGTTGTCGATCGGCAGGAACTTCTCCAAACCGAGAGCGTTCCCGACCTGCTCCGTTCCGACCTGGAACGCGCGGAGCTGGTATGTACGCGACTTGTCTCGGAGCTTCTTCGTGTCCTTGCCGACGATCTCGAGAATGACGCGGAGAATCTTGTCGTCAGCCCTGTCTGCGGCTCGGGATGACATAGGCTTCACAATTCGTGTCGGAGTTGGATCGGTCGGCACCGCGATGCGGAGGGTCCGCTGCGCTGGCTCGACGTTCTTGGCGGCGGCCGCTGGCGGTGTCGGTTCGTCTGCGGCTGCCTGCCCGACGGGTTTCGGTCGAGCCGCGGCCTGTTGTGCTGGTACGGCGTCGGCGCCCATTGGGTCGTCATCCTTTGACACGCTGACGCTCTGGCCTTCGACGGCGTACTCGTACGGGATTTGCGAGAACGAGAGGAACACCTGGTCGTAGCCGGGCATGCTCGGGTCAACGTCGATGCCGGCGATCTGTGCCGCGACTTTCGGCGAGTGACGCGCCTGGATGAGGCTCACATACCGTTCGACACGGGCTGCCTTGCCCTCCTGCAGCTCATCGATGTCGTCGGTCGAGAAGTCCGTCCAGATCCGCGGCTCGTCGTAAATGAACGTGACGTCGATGCACGATGCGAAGAACGAAAGAGCAGGAATGACGTCGAACGACAGCCACGCCTTGATCTGCGCATTGGCGTTCGCGTAGTTTGCTTCGTTGTCACCCATCGCAATCGGCGGCGTGTTGCCGGCTAGGATCGCCTTACGGTTCTGGTCCATGCCCTCGATGAACTGAGCGTCGCGCTGCGAGGCCTCGAGCTGCTGGATGACCCAGTCACCGAGGAATAGCATCGGCTCGCCGTTCTTTCCGGCGACCTTCGCTTTCACTTTGGCCAAGAACTGCTCTTCCGCTTCCGGCGAGTCGCCGACGGCGTTGCCATCTTTGTTCACGAACGCGACTGACGGCGCGATACCGCGACTCCACCATTCGGTATTCCAACGCTGCGCGCGGATCTCGTTTGTCATCGCGAGACGCTTCGCCTGCCAGATCGACGTGCCGCGCGATGGGCCGAGCGGATTGAATTTCGTTGGGTCGAACTGCGGGAGGTGCAGCATGTCGAGGCGATCAACGAACTTCCGAGCGCCTTCGAAATTGATCTCCCATCCGAGGAACTCGCGGGTCCGCGAGTCGAGCGCCGGCGTCACGCAGCCGCGGTGCCAGAGCCAGATCGCTGTGGGTTGCGCCTTGACGCTTCGGCGGTCACCCGGCTTCTTCTTTGGGTCACTGCCGTACTCAAGCTCCCAGAACACTTCGCCGTCGTAGCGCCACAGCGCGGCGGTGTAGTACAGCAGCGCGTATTCGCTCGTGCGGAGCATCCTGTTGGGGCGTGCGATCAGGTCGAGGAGCCAGTGCTCGTCGAGCACCTTCTTCCGCTCCATGACGCGGAAGGTCCGAGCTGCCACGGTCCCTGCGAATGCGTTGATCGCCGGCGCCATCCATGGCGACAGCGCGTATGCCTCCTTCGGCGCGTACGTTCCCGTCATCTGCGACGAGCTGAAGAGACGGTTGACCGCCTCCCATGCGATCTCGTCGTGCGTGCGTCGCTGCGTTCCGGGTGGCTGGTCGCGAGTGAACACAGCACCGTCACGCGACTGAGTGCCGTTCGGAAACAGGACGGGCAAGCCGGCGAGAGGAGACGAGTCACTGCGCGGAATACCAGGCAGAACGCCGGCTCCGCGGAGTGAAAGAAAGTTCCTCATCCGCTATTGCGCCCCGGCGAGATGGCGACGGAAGCGACTGCGTGCTCGCTTCGATTGCCGAGGAGAACGCGGTTTGTACGGCGTCATCCGTTCCGTGAGCAGCTTGGAGAAGTTGTGGGCCGTGCCGGTCTGCGGATCAACGATGTAGATCTCGCCATTCGAGTCGCGCATGCAGAACGACAGCATCTTTCGGCGGTAAACGTGGCGCCGGATGTAGGCGATCGGCAGCACAACGGCGGCGATCGCGAGCTGCGTGACGACGAAAATCGTAATGATCGTCATGAGCATCAGATCACCCTCGCCTTCGGTCGGTGCATCAGGTAGTGAATTGCGTAAACCATCGCGACGATGTCGTCACCGTGCGACCCGGCCGGAATGGACCCGTTCGGAAACGTTGCCGCGTTTGCGATGAGCCTCAATACCCAAGCGCGGTCAGGCCGCTGATTGCCCTGGCGGTCGTATGGGTTCGGCAGGAAGACGTTGCCAGCGGCTATGTATGGAGCGACTGAATGCGCAACGCCCTCGGCTCCGCCGTCCTCGCCCACGGGCATGAGGCCCGCGATGTCATTTTTCAGCGTCGAGATCGCCGCGGGCCCGTTGGCCTTGTCCTCGACCAGCTTAGCTCCGCGCGGATACCGGACCGAGAACGCCTTCATTGCTTTGATCGTTTCGGGGAAGTCGAGCCGCGCGTAGACCTCGTCGGGCTTCAGGTAGCAGTTCGCTCCCTTCTTGCCCCACGCCTGGCCAGCGATGAAGTTCGACGTCTTTGTCTTCTTGAACGCGAGATCCCACATCTGGCACTCGCGATCGAACGTCTCCGGCAGCTCGTCGTCGTTGTAGAACCGCCACCATTGCTTTTTGAGGATGCCGCCTTCCGATGGCGCGGGTCGCTGCTCGAGCTGCCCGGCCGCCGCGTACGGGCCGATGTCCTTTTCGATCTGCGCGACGACCGGCTCAGGGAACCGATCGGGGTGCATCAACTGGCCCTCTTCCGTGCGCGGATCTTCCCACCCGGTTACCGTCACACGCGACCGCTTCGGGTCGTAGTGCATCGGGATCAGGACGTGTTCGTAGCCGCCCTTCGCGAGCACATGACCTGAGAGATCGCTCTCATGCAGTCGCTGCATGATGATCACGATCGAATCTCGCGTTGGGTCATTGAGACGAGTCGTAACCGCCTCGTCGAACGTGGTGAGATGCCTGTCGCGCTCTTTCTCGGAGTGTGCCTGGTTGCGATCGTGAGGGTCGTCGATGATGACGGTGTTGCCGCCATCGCCCATCACGCCGCCGTCGAACCCGAACGCGATGCGGTATCCGGTGCGGTCGTTCTCGAACCGGACCTTCTGGTTCTGGTCGTCCGTGAGCTTGAAGCCGTCAGGGTCGCCCCAGTCGCTGTTGTCGACGAGGTTGAAGCCGCGGCCCCAGCGCTCCTGGTACCACGGCGACTGGATCAGCCGCCGCATCTTGAGGTTGTCGCGGATCGCCAGCTTCGCCGCGTACGACCCGCAGAGGAACTTGTGAGCCGGCCGATGAATCCACTGCCACGCCGGTGACATGACGCTGACAATCGTGGACTTCGCCGTGCGGAATGGAACGTTGATGAGCAGCCGCAGGATCTCGCCCCGGTAGATGGCCTCGAGGTGCTCGCAGATCGCGCCGACGTGCCAGTTGTCTTTGAACGGTACTGCGGGCTCGACGACGTGCCACGCCTGCGCAACGAACTCGTGCAGGCTAGTTGACGCTCGGCGTCGCAGATCCTCCTCGAGGAGCAGCAGCTCCTCTTCTTCGATCGGCCTCTTCTCGAGCTCGACGGGCCTCGGTGAGGCGGTTCTGGAGTTCGTCATCCTTCAGGGTGCGCACGCGATCAGGCGCGGTTGGCGTGGTGTCCTTCGTCTCGATCTTGTCCGGTACACACCACGCCTTGCGCTGCATCGTTAGCAGGTTGTTGCCGAGCGACGTGAGCTGCGCGATTTGCGACCGGCTCATCGGCTTGCCGACAGTGGCCGCGTCGGCGATCGTCTTCTCGACGTCCTTCTTGAACGCCTCGACGAGTAGCCCGGTGAGCTGCTGCTGTGCGCCGAGCATCCGCTCCATGCCGACCATCCGACTCTCCGGAACAGGTCCCTCGGTGGCAGCAGGCGTCTGGACGGTTGCTGCCACTGCTGCCACGTTTGGGGCCTCTGCTGCCACGTGACGGGCTTCACGCTCCGATTGCCAGCCGTCCTTCTTGCAGTACCGAGCGACCGTCCGCGGCGGGATGTTCAGCGCCTTGGCGATGGCCCGCTGAGAGTCACCCTTCAGGTAGCGGTGATACGCCTTCTCGATCTTCGGGTCGTTGTACGACTGGACGTAGGGAAGCATATGCTTACGGACGGAACGTGAATCCGCACGCCACAAATTCAGAAAACCAGTTCACTACCTGTGGAATGCGCATGTTTGCCGGTGGAGGCCTCACCGATGGGAATCATTAGTCGTCAGAGAGACAGCCGGCAACACGCGTAGCACCGCGGTGCAGGGAGTAGGGCAAATGTCCGAGAGCGACATCACCACTAAATCAGAAACCTCAACTGACGACGCCTCAAACGCGCCAGCGCCCAAGGGAGCCCGGGCGCCTACGGCGGCCGACCGGATGGCAACAAAGGATCGCGTCACGTTAGTGATTGCCGCATTGGGTCTGACTATCGGCGTGACTAATAGCGTCATTGTTGTATCGAACTACCTCACCACGGCTCGCACGTCGGAGCGCACGACACAGCTAGAGGCAGAACGCGACCTAGACGCTGCTTGGGACTTGCTCGCGGGTACTAGTCTTGGTCCTGCAGTTGTGAGAGTCCCTGAATCAGCGCCTACGCGATTGCCGCGAACGGCCACGCCGGAGCAGCGCGAGAAGGCTCGCCGTCTCTTGCGCGACGTACTCATTCGTGATCCACGTGATGTGCGAGCCAGAAACCTGATGGCGTGGTACTTCGAAGCCTCATCCGATTGGCAGTCGGCGATCAATGTTCGCCGTGCGCTGCTAAAGGAACTGCCAAATGATCCCCAGCGCGTTGCCGCACTCGCAGATTCGCTGACGAGCACGCAACGATGGGATGAAGCGATAGTCCTACTCGAGGGGGCGGTCGCTACGAACGCCGATCGTAACCTCGTTTCCCTACTCTTTTCGGCGTTGTACGCAAAGAGCCAAACTAGCGGGTTGCCTCATGAAGAGCGACGTCGTCTCGAACAACGTATTAAGGAGGTCGGCGAAGTTCAGAAGGCTTTCAGCGCCGAGTTTGCGACTCCCGTCGGCGGTGATTTCAGCGGTGCCGATAAACGTTGGAGCATATCCGGGTGGCGTGTCGTTAAGTCTGGAAGCAGAACATCTATCGTTGGATCAGCTTTCAACGCTTCCGATAAAGAGTTGAGCATCAGTGTCTACTTTAGTGTTTTCGACGCTGCGAATACGTACCTCGGCGATTTCAGTGAACCTATCGGTCCAATCCTCAGGCAATCGTCCAAGAGCTTCCAAATGGATGTGCCGGCAACCACGGTGAAGGCCGTGCTCTCCGGCGTTGCAGGGTAGTCGCCTGATTTCGTGACTGTAATCGTCCTACTCTGTTCGCATAGGTCGGCGGAGTGAAGACCGTCAGTGACGCACGTTCGGTACTGGACTTTGGCCGTTCGACAATCAGCGCTACCGAACAGCGTGGCCGTAGTCCTTCAGGGGTTGTACGAGCCATCGATCAACGGCTTCATGCTTCCCGTGGACCTCGACAATTCGCGTGCCGTACTCATGGGTGAGTGTCATCACGTGCTGGAAGACGGCGGCAAGTCCGCCGGGGACCTCATGCCACCCGAACTCCTCATCACCGCACCGAAGCGACACGACGGCGGGTGAGCCCTGTGCGGATGCGTCCACCACGATCTGATCAACGAGCGGAGCGGGAGCAGCGTCGAGAGCAGCGATCTCTGCGGCCATGCTCGCCAGGTTCGACGCGACGAAGCCCTCTCCTCGTTCAGTCATGTCGGTTCCATTTTGCGGGTAGGGGTTTGCAGCCGGATGGCTCTCCTTCCATGAAGCGGAAACAGGAGATCAATCATGGTGAGATCAGCGTTAGCGCTTGCGGTTATGTTCGCCTTCGTCGCGCTTTTGCCCGCGACGCAATCTCAGACCACCACCACGGTATCGAAGACTAAGAAGCCGAAGGTCGTCGCGAAAAAACCTGATGACAAACAGGGCCGATGCAACCTCGCGATCGGCAACTGCCTGAAGAAGTGCAACGCTCTACATCGGGGCCGCCGCGCGGAGCTATCGAAGGAAGAGAATGGCGCGATCCAGGACAAATGCCATCAAAACTGCCTCAACGATTGGACATCGTGCAGCAAGGACGCGGGCACGATCAAATAGTTGCTACTGCGCTCCGTCGAGGTAAGCCGGTGTGCCGCGGGTCGCCAAGGAATCGACGATTGCGCGCGCGAACGTTACCAGCTCGGCGTTCCATAGGCCGTTGCGCTGGACCACTGACGCAAACTCCTCAACGTCGTGCCCGCGCACGGCCCAGAGGGGCGATCCATCTTTGCGGAACTTCTGGGTCGCGCCGTCGTCCTCGGTCTGGTAAGAGCAATGCGACAACTCGTGGTCCACGAGCGCGAGGCGCTGCTCTACGTCGAGCCCTTCCCAGATGTTGTGGTCGATGAGGACGATGAAGTCGGGCAGCTCGGCGGCGCCCAAGACCCGGAGAAACGCCCACTTTACGAGCCGCGCGTATCGCGGGTCGCTTTGCAGAATGCGTTCGACGAGGATTGCCTCGGCACCAACCACCTTGCCGCGGCGCCGGATCTCGTCATCTCGAAAGACGTACCCGATGTTCGCTGGCTGCAGGTGCTCGTGTTCTTCGACCTTGTTGATCAGCAGCAGGCCGAGCTGCGCCGCTTCGTTCGCGACAGAGTACTCATCCGCACGGATCTCATCGAATGCGGACTTCAATGGGAGTGCGCCTCGCGGATGTCTTCGAACCAGACCTCGCCCTTGTCGAGCGACATGCCATCCACTTCGAGCCCAACGAGTGTTTCAACGCTTTCGCCCAGCAGCGGGACGTCATAGACGCGCCCGCCAAGTGCGATGTGCGCAGTCCCCCAGACCGGCAGGAGCAGCCTTCCGCCGCCGCGCGATGTGGGGTGACTGACGACAAGGTTCATTCTTCTCCGAAGCAGTAGGCTTCGATCTCCGGCGTCTCGGTGCAGACGCGCCACAGCAGCTCAAGCCCGTCTTTGTAGAGCCGGGTCCGAACGAGCCGGGTGAGGCGGTCCGACTCGAACGCCTCGCGAGAGCGGATCTCCGCGACGCGCTCATCAGCGAGGCGCCTCAGGTTCTTTGCGTTCTTGCCGCCGCTGCGAAACCGCTGTACGGCAGACCGCGCCGCCTGCAGCTCGTTCCGAATCTCGACCAGGCGGAAGCGTCGCGTCTCCGCCTCGAGTATTGCCAACGCGTTCTCGCGCGGAATGTGATGGAGCTTCGAGGCGACTGTCGTCAGCCAGAGGTTGAGCTCACTATCTTCGGGAGACGACGCCGAGTGGCGAGCCGGCCTTGACCTGACGATCTGCGCGATGACGCGGAGCGGCGCGACTGACCGCATCAGGTTTCCGCTGGCGTAGCGGACGTCGGTCCGCTTCTCAGGTGCCGCGTAGATCGCTCGTCGCAGCGATGCCAGCGCGATCAGGTCGAGTGTTTGGACATCGGTGAGCCCGTCAAGGTCCGCGTCCGTGATCCGGAGGCGCCCGGTGCGGCTCTCATCGATGGCTATTTGGCCGGCGGCGGAACGAATCCGTCCGCGCTGACGAAGAGCAACGTACCGCGCGACCATCCGGACCACGGCCGAACGGACTACCGTCCGCTGTTCGCCCATCACATTGTCCGTGTCGGATTGCGCTGCTTCGGCGGGGGTGCTGAGTGCTTGTCGCACCATCGGCACCGTAGCGAAATGATGCGGTTTTCCTGGTTCACGAGCAACCGCGAACGTGCTACAGGTAGCAGTTTCGATAACGAGCTGCATAACTCCTCACTTTCTGAGCCGCGTCTAGCAGGTGGATGGCGAGAACTTTTTCGCGGGCGGCAGGTAGGTCGACGCCCGGTTGCCGTTCGTCAGCTTTTCACTGGACGAAGCGAGCCGGCCGCATCGGTCGCAACGGTAGACACGCCGCGTCTGCGATGCCTCGGGGTAATGGCGCGAGCGGATGACGGTGAGCTTGCCTTCGGAGCAGTTCGGATCAGTGCAGGGCATCTTCATGCCGCGCAGGGTGCTAGACCCGGCCTGTCCGATGAGGCGAGTTAGGCCGGGGTGATCAGGGAGTCGAATTTGTCCGGACCTGTCCCCGCGACGATTCCAGGAAAGGCCGACTTTTGGCGTTGACAGGGGTCAATCGCCCTGTATAATCGAGAGGATCAAAAGCAAATCTCTTTCGTGTCCGCTCGCCCACAAGCAGCAAATTCAACATGTTAGAGAGAGAGGTAAAAGTGAAGGGTGACGTCAAAGTCTGGATACCGAGAGAGAAGGTCAAACGGCACCTCCGGCCGCATCTTCAGGAGATCGCCAACTGCGTTCATGAAGGGTTCGACGAGTATTTTCGCCTGCCGGAGGAGCAGAGGATCAAGCTTCACGCTCGCAGTCAGGCTTCTGACATTCGCGATTTTATCGTCGCCGCTGTGAAGCGCCGGTTCGACGGTGTCGCCGGGATTCAATTTGTGGAACGGCGCGGTATGTTCCTGTTGGTCATCGACGGCGCGGCTTGCGTACGTTTCAAAAAGCTCGATTCTCACAAGCGGTCGCGGAACATTGAGACTCAGCAGTCGCTGCAATTCGCAAATGGCGACATGGCTGGCTTCCTTGAAAGCACAGCTTGTCTAGATGCTGGCTACATCCTGGATCGTTTCGGTACCGCGATCTCATCCGCTCACGTCGTCTTCCCGAAGCAGGTTGGCGTCGACAGCGTCGCCTACTCGATCGATCTTCCTTACCCGAACGCGCGCACGCAGCCGATCTCCGCGATGCCACCCCGGCATTCAGCGCCGCAGACGACCGTAAGAGTAAAGAAGGACGCAGCGAAGGTTGTGCCCTTCAAATCCAAATCAGACGAGAAGAAGAATGGCTGACTTGTTCGGCGATCGCATCTCGATCAATCCAGAAATGCTCGTGCTCGCGCGCGAAGCCGATGGCTTGACGCAGACGGAGCTCGCTGCGCGGTTGGAGATCGCTCAAGGAAAGCTGTCGAGGATGGAAGCTCAGGAGACTGGCGTTGATAACGCTTTCCTCGAGCGGCTGAGCGCACAGCTTGGGCGGACACCCGCCTTTTTTACTCGGCCAGGCCGGCGGCACAGCGGCACAGGGGTGACGGAGATTTACCACCGTAAGCGCGCGATCATGCCGAAGAGGCAGCTCGCGCGCCTTCACGCGCTCATTGACACCATTCGGATTCACCTCGAAGAGATTCTCAAATCGATCGACTTCGAGAGCGACTATGTCTTTCCGCTGATCGACGTCGACGACCCGCTCGAATCGCGGGACGCCGTTGAGATAGCACGCCACGTCCGCGCCATGTGGCGCGTGCCGTCGGGCCCGGTGAGCAACCTCACTCAACTTGTTGAGGGCGCAGGTGGCCTGGTGTTCGTGCTCGATTTTGAGACGACGCTCCTCGATGCGGTTAGCCGCTGGTACCCAGGCTTGCCGCCGATGTTCTTTCTGAACTCCTGTCTCCCGGGAGACCGGTACCGCTATTCGCTTGCGCATGAGGTCGGCCACTTGGTCATGCACACGCACCCAAACCCGGAGATGGAGGCGCAGGCAGACGCGTTCGCAGCGGAGTTCTTGATGCCTGCGGTCGACATTCGCACGAGCCTGAACAACATCACGTTGCCGCAGCTTGCCCGCTTGAAACCGTACTGGAAGGTATCCATGGCATCGCTGCTGAAACGTGCCGGTGATCTGGGCAAACTGACCGCAAACCAGCAGCGCTACATGTGGTCAAAGTTTTCCGCTCTTGGATTCCGGAAGAGGGAACCGCGTGAACTCGACATAACGCTCGAGCAGCCGTCGCTGATGCAGAAGGTGATCACGACGTGCGAGACGGACCTCGGCTGGGCCGCCGACGACTTCGAGCACAACCTCATGACGGTCGAGTCAAGGCTGCGAGACATCTATTTCAAAGATCAGACGGCGCTGCGCGTTGTGCGCTGAAATCTCAATAGAGAGGAGGTGAGAGACAATGGCAACAAACCCACCGAAGGGCCCCGGTCGCGTCGGCGCAGTTCGTGACCGTTCTCAGGTTCACAACCCGAAGACGGACGACTGGACGAAGCGCGACACGGAGACCGGCAAGTTCTTGGACCGGAAGACGTCCGATGACAAGCCGTTCAAGGGAGTTCGGAAGGAGAAGTAGGAAGTGAATCTGGATGAGCTGACCGAAAACTCGGGCAGGGTCAGTAGGTCAGCCCATCCACGATTCGCGGCAATCGTAACAGATCAGTTCATCGCTCCCTGCTGCCGCAGGAAGTAGTACACGACCGCGGAGTAGGGAATCTTCGGCTCACCGCGCTCGCGCATCGGAAGCGCGAGCAGGATCTCGTCATCAATCATCCGCTGCACCGTCTTCGGGCAGATGTAGAGGAACGGCGCGAGCTCGGTCGGGGTGAAGCAGCGGCGTTCCGGGATGCCGAAGTCCGCCGGCATCAGCACCATGCGCCCCGAGGCTTCGATGTCGGCGATCGCGCGTTTGATTGCGAGTTCTAGTCGCGTCCCGCCGATCGGCACACGAGGAGTGTTCGTGTCCGCCGATGGCGCAACGACAGTGCCGCAGACTGGCATTAGGTGGGCGCGAGTAGGGCCGAGCTACCGTTGCGTCTGCTGCAAGTCTACTACGGTGAGGAAGTATTTCCGCAGTCCCCGTCGATGTGCAGGAGAGCGAACGTCCGGACGCCGATCGACGCCAGCTCGTCAGCGGTGAAGTCGTCCGCCGGCACCAGGTCATAACCGTGATCTCGCGAGAATGCGCGGACATCGACGTCACGCCGAACTTCCACTCCGATCCATAATTCTCGGCGGTGTTCGTGGCCACCGGCTCTGATGGTGGCCGTGCCGGCGCAGAAGACGAAGCGGCGGTGCACGAAGCGATCATGCGATGGACCATTGCGCGGTTGAACTGCGGTACGCGCCGGAAATCAGAGGCTTCGGCCGGGTAAAGCCAGGAGTTAGCTGACACGAATCTACGCAATGAGCTGACCGAAAGCTCGGGAAGGTTAGTCGCTCAGCCCATCCACGATTCGGGGATCATCGTAGCATTCGAAGGCCACGGTCAGTCCAGTGCCTTCTGCCCCATTGAAGGACCGCGCCAGTGGCGCCAGTGACACCGGTCGACACGACCGGTTTGCGAAGCCGATTCGGAACCGTCGCTGTCTGACCAGACGGTGGCGTATGATGACGGAAAAAATCCGTGGCAGCGAAACCGAAGTCCAGCACCTGGCTCCGCAGCGACTACACCGTCGCAGTGATCTGTGTGTACGCGGTACTGTGGATCACGCTGGCGGTCTATATCTCCGGATTTTCACGCGATCGTGCCGACGCGATTGGCGTTGACGTTACTACCGCCACTCTTCTAGTCGCAGTTGTGTTGCACGTGGTTGCGAGTACAGCCACGTCATTCGCATCCAGCGTCGGCTCCCTTCTGGGTGTCGCTTTCCTCGCTTTTCCCACGGCGCTACTAGTGCTCCACCGGCCGACGCGACCGGAGGTTTACTTCGCGTATCTGATGGCTCACGCGACTATCGCTGCATATGTAGTGGACGTCCATACAAGCGACGAGAAGAACAACTCCACAATCCCGCGATGGCTCGCGAGCGCTCAGGTCGCCTACTTGGTTATCCTGTTACTCGATAGTCTCGGGCGCGCCTTGCCTAGAACGCTGTACCCGGCCGCTGATGTCAAACTAATCGCAGCGCTTCATCGATTCGCAGACATCCGCCTACTCCTCCTCTTGCCGATAGTCATCACCTGGGTCATCATTGCAATCGTCCGAAGTCGCGCGCAGGGTTCATTTGATGCGGTCCCTGATGTGTGGATGACCACCATCGCGGTTCCTAGCGCGCTTGCCCAGGTACCGGTGCGTTTTCCCGCAGCTGTCGGTGCCGTGATCGCCATCGTTGCCCAGCGCATCTATGACGACTTCTTACGCGGATTTAGATCTCAAGCGAAATATCTCCTTCAGTACCTTCTGACGGCGGTTGCCGCCGGCACCTTGCTTCTGGGCGCGCGAGCTTTCGCGCCGAAGCTCGTTGAATATCTACGCACGTCGACTGCACCGACAACCCTCATCGACCCAGCTCGAGCACCGTTCGTCGCTGGAACAGTGCTTGTCGGCTTCCTCCTTTTCCTGATCCTGCCGTTGGGGACGGCGGCACTCGCGAAGATGTGGCGTACCGATATGACTGGACAGCGAACGCTGCAGCGCTCGTATCAAATAGCGGTAGCCGCAGCGGTGCCGTGTGCTTTGACCGGCTGGCTCGTCCGGCTTGCTGCAGCGTGGTTCGACATCCCGGGTTTCTCGACGGTCGGAATCGTCTCTTGGGCTGTTCTCGCGCTTGTCGCTGTCATGTGGCTTTTTCGCTCGAAGTTGGCTGAATCTGCGCCGGCACCAGAGACCGCGATCCCGCCATCCGCGGGCGCCAAAGTCAATTGGGCAGGGGGCCTGCCGATCGCAATCGCAGGCGCGCTGGTCATCGCCGTGTTACTGCTCTCCGACCGTCGCGACGGCATGTTCCGCACGGCCTTCACTAACTGGTTCAGCCCAGCGCCGGCGGAGTTGCCTGCACCGGCGCCGAAAGAAATTAGAGCGGAAGTGGATACTCCACTCTTCGATGGAAACCCAGCCGCAGGCCAGCGGCTCGAACGCGGTCGGTGGCGATATTATTGGATCGATGTGCCTCCGGGAACTCAAGGGTTGAATGTCACAAGTAGCGACGCCGCTGGCGGAGAGCTGTTTGCAACTTTCGGCTCCAAAGCAACAGGCGCTTCCACTCCTTGCCGGGTGTCCGGCGTCGGGGAAAGGATGTGCGAAGCAGAGGTTCCGCGTCCCGGTCGCTGGTGGATCGCGCTACACGCAGCCGCGGCGGATGTCAGTCCAACGGTGACCGCGCGCTTGACGTACTCCTTGCAAATTCGCGTTCCGTCGCCATATACAAGCATTACTTTGACTAAAGGCGCCACGCCGCTAAGCTTCACGGCGAATGGTGATACTGGCGTGTACACCGTGACGGACCTTGTCGCGGGCACCTACGGAGTAACGCTGACAAAGCCGTTCTGCGAGTTCTCGCCGACGACGCAGACGGTGAGTATCCCGACTACGAAGACGGTCGACTTCACCTCGTCATGTCCGTACCTCGACCTCACGAGCGGCGTAGCGAGAGTTGGCGAAACCCTGCCGCGCAATAGCGCGCGCAGCTATGCGATCACAGTCCCAAACCAAGCAAAGACCCTGCGCGTCGACGTTCAAGGCTCATCGGACGTTGACCTGTATACCAACTTTGCCGAGCCACCAAAAGGTAATCGCCGCGTCTGTGCCGCAAGCGGACGTGCGCGAACGGAGCAGTGTATCCACCGCAACCCGGCGGCCGGACTTTGGTGGATCGTCGTACAGGGTTATCCGGGGCCGGTTACCTACACCGTCACCGCTACGGTCGAAGCCGGCAGTCAGGCGGCTCAGTAAGTACGGGGCGATCAACAACGGCCGCGGTGATACTAGGCGGTGCAGTATTTACCTGTCGTCAGGGTCGGTTGCTTCCTCCTAAGGAGTCGCTACACGATTTGAAGGTGAGCGAAGGTGCCGACACCGATCGAGGCCAACTCCTCGGCGCTGAAGGCCTCCGCGGGAACGAGGTCATAGCCATGCTCTCGTGAGAAGGCTCGCACGTCGACGCCCACGCGGAGACTCGAGCTCGACGCCAATCCACAGTTCTCGACGATGTTGCCCACCGGCTGCGCTCAACGTCGCGGTACCCGCGCAGAAGACATAGCGTCGAAGCATCGCGAAAGGCTACGACGGCGTCGCGCTCGCGGACACTGCGCTCGGTGACGTTCTTCGCAGGGCAGATCGGCCGGAGGGCACACCGTTGGCGTAACTCAGACGGGGCTCCCAGGTCCACGGCGTCCGCTCGGCGTCGAAGTGGTGGACAATGTCACTGACTAGGGTAGGGATTTAGCGTCGGACGCACACTCCAAAGTATCCCCAGTCGAAGGAGTGAAGCTTCGGTCGAGATGTTCCGGCATGAATGTCTCGATCGAGACGCGTCAAGCCACGCTCGTCTGAGGGTGAGATTGTGACTTACGCGAGACCGTACCGATTCGTATCCGCGCTGATTCTCCTGATGATAGTGACCGCAGGAGATGTTTATTCGAAAGCAGTACCACGTCCGAACAACGTGTGGTTCGAGGCTCGAAGCAAGAACACCGTGATCGTCTACGTACACGGGTTGCTGTCGGACAGTGGAGATGCCTGGTACGCTGAAGGGAAGACGCCAGCGTACTGGCCGCAGCTCGTACAAAAAGACCTGCGTTTTAAAGAGAGCGGAATCTTTCTGGCCGGGTACTACACGGCGGCCGACTCTTCTGACTTCAGTGTCCGCGCCGCTGCCGATGCCGTAAGTCGCAGCCTACAGCGTCGTGATCAGCTCGGCCGAAGAGTGATGGATGCGCGCAACATTTTGTTCGTGGCGCACAGCCTCGGCGGCGTGGTTGTGCGCTACCTTCTAACGGAAGATTGGCCGGACTTCAAAGACAAAACGGTAGGACTTTTACTGATCGCGTCGCCCTCATACGGATCGAACAATGCGGACTCGTTGAAATGGCTCGCCGAGATGTATGAGAACGAGGCCGGTCAGGATCTTCAATGGGGTAGTGATTTGTTGAAGGATTTGGACGCGCGATTCAAACGCTTGGTTGATCTGAAGCGAATACCGCGATTGACGGGGATGGAAGCATACGAACATCATTTCATCCTTCACTATCGGTATATTCCCTTCCTCACCAAGCAACGAGTTGTGACAGCCGAATCGGCGGGGCGCTACTTCGGCCCGGCTACGTTGCTTCCCGGAACGAATCACTCCTCTGTGGTCAAACCAACCACGCCAGATCATCCCACACACGATCTTTTGGTCGATTTTTATCAGCAAAGATTCGAGCCGCTTATCCAACCCGCGGCATCACCGGCGGTGGCGCAACCTGTCGCGGTACCAATTCAGCCGCCCCGCCCTTGCCCCGCGCCGGAAGACAGCCGGTGCAGCGGCGCTCTCGAAACGTCGATCGCCGGTGCTTCGATTGCGACATGCGGAGACGACATCATCGCTTACGCCCAGCCGATAGATGTTCGGCTCGGCTTGGTGGGTTACATACGGATCACCGCCGACGGCAATTTCTTTCAGTGTTTGAACGTGTCGTCTGGGCAGCCGTGCGTTTTTGAGTTCAGGCGGAACAAGTGGGCAGCCACGCTCGGAATCGTCGGCGAGCAGTCCGCTATCCTTCGGTTCAAAAGAGTTTGTGAAGGACGCTAAGAGTAAGTCGGGGGCCTTCGGTCGCGGTGCCGGCGCAGAAGACGAAGCGGCGACGCACGACTGGACACTACCGGCTGCGGAATCAGGGCGACACTGCGGCGCGTGCCGAGCTACGCAGCGTTCGCAACTCATCTCAATGAGTTGAAGCGTACTCGGACGTGTCTCGCCGCGGCGCCGCGTACATACCGTACTCTGGCTTGTCTTCCTCACGAATCACGACTATTCCGATGTGTCCGCCAGCGATGGGCACTCCTGGACATTTGTCGTAGTGGAACAGTCCGAGCACGTCGTTCAGCTTCGGCTCACCGTCTCCTTCGTAGAAGTGAATTCCGACTTGCCCGTGGCAAAGACCACAGGAGAGGATCGCTTCGCGTCTATTGCTAACTTGTGCCTCGATCTTAATTGTTGCGATGCCCAGAACCGGCGCTGGCGGGGCGGATAAAGCGCTGTCGATCAATATGCTCGCGCCGCGTCGCGGTCCGGCCCGGCGCTGAAGGTCGCGAACGATGGTGAGCACTTCTGATAGCAGATCGTCGGACGAGCGCTTTTGAGGTTTTGGAGTGGTCCTCAGCGCCTCCACAAGGGCGGCCTCAAGTTCAGGCCACCATCGCTCGAATGTCTCGGCAAGGTCCTCTTCCCGAAGCGCGGCCGCGCCCAGCAGCGCGTTGATATTTCCCACGAGTCGAAGCGTGTCATCCTTGGTCGAAACCGTATGTTGAAATTGAGCGAGGGGACCAGAGATGTCGGGTGGCTTCAAACCGCCGCAGAGATAGGTGAACACGCGGGCGTCCGCGATGCGCTTCGATAGCGCTCCGGACTCAAAAAGGAGCCATTCCTGCCCGATATTGTCCGGAGTAAGAATGATGATGCCGAACGTGGATTGCTCAAGTTCGGCAGCGATCTCAGAGCTCCATCGCTTCCCCTTCTCGAGATCGAAAGAGACGAACGGCTTAACGGCCTGAATGACGCGGCGTAGCCATTTGTCGAGAGCCTCCGCGATGCGCCGCGACGAATCACCTGACCAGCTTATGAAGATCTTCACTTCGGACTCCGCTATGTCCCGATCGGTTTGATTGGCTCGAGCTTGGGCAACTTGTTTTGCTCCGCAGCGAGCTGCTTTTGCTTTTCGTCGAGCTCGGCGCGCCCAGACCTCGCGTACCACAGGCGGAAGAGAGCGACGGTGTTGGGGAACTTACCGGAAATGATGTTCCGGTCTTTGTCATCCCGTAACGTGATCAGATACGGTGCGAAGCCGAGGACGGCGTCTATGAACAACTTCCCAATGACAGGGTAGGCCACTTCTTCGTCGGCGACTCCGCCTGCGAAGGGCAGCGCGAACGCTTCTAGTTCGTTGAGGATCGCCACTGCTCGAAGCGCGAGGGCGCGATTCTTTGTGAACTGAAGCACCCACTGATCCGCCTCTTGACGATTGACGATTGAGCTATGCGCGAACTCTAAGTCGCTCATCGGCCACCGGAAAAAGACGAAACCGTTCTTGTGCAGGTCCACCATTTCTGCCTCGTAGCGCTTCCCGAAGTCAGTGCCATACTCGCGGCAGAGTTCGATAGCGAGAGAGACCGCTTCACGTTTTGATCGGACCTGCAGATCACGCTGCGCCTGCTCGAGCGTCGCCTTCGCGATCTTCAGGTGTTTCAACGCAACCCACGCGGCGAGCGCCATCAGGACCGTGGCTACGAAGTACGCGATCTCGAACCAGTCGCGGAACTGCTTGAACGTTACCCAGGTAAGCGTCATGCGCGGCCTTTATCGCTCGTTGACGGCGTTGCCTGCCGTGTCATTTCCGAATGGCTCTGCGGCGCGGCGGTTCCGGTACGGTCGAGGTGTTGAGATAGACGGCAACCCGGCCGACAGAACCGACGCGGATTACAAAGATGAGATCAGGGCGCCGGTCCCCATTCACGTCCGCGGCGGTAGCGGTCAGCACAAGGCCGCCAATGCGAACCTCCACAGGATCGTCGCCGCTTGGGAAATCCTTTGCGCCGGGAATGACCAGAACGGCGTCGGGCGATCTCAACCAGACATCGGGTTGCCCGTCGAGATTCGCGTCATCGACAGCGAACAGGCGCAAGTCCGAAGAGCTATTCATGTGGTGTGTTCCGCTCGCCGAAATCAGCCCTGATGTCGTGAATAACGCCGTGGAAACGATACCGCGCGCATGAGAGGTCACAATCGCGACTTGACCTCGCGCGCTGCGCATACTCGCCGCGGCGATCGGCGAGGCCGCGATATTCGACGAGGCGAACCGCGAGAGCGCGCCGGAGCGGCTGCCAGCCAAGATCGTTACGTCTCCGCGCGTGGATCCGTTCTGCGTTGGCGCCTCAGACGACGCGATGACGACGTCGGCGTTGCCGTCGCCGTTGAAGTCGCCGGCGGCAAGCGCCGTTGGTAAGAAGTCTCGCGCATTCGTCGTTACGTTGGAACGCACCTCGGCCGCATAACCACCGTCGCGGAGACCAGCTCGGACAATCACCTGCTGCGGTGTGAGCACGACCGCATCCGGAACCTCATCCCCAGTAATGTCGGTGACTATTGCGTCTCGGTAGCCGGTCGGCAGCTCGAAACCCGAACTGAACGAGAACCCGATGTTTCCCGGGTTCGGCCATGAAGTAAGAAACGAGAACGTGCCTTGCTCCACGATTCCGACGAGATCGATGCGGCCGTCGCCAGTGACGTCACGGCCCGGCAGAAGCCGCGTAACTCGGCCCTGAACATTGATCATCCGAGCCGGAGCAGACCAGTTCAAGACACCGTTGTTGCTTTGGTACAGAAGAAGACCGGACCCAGTCGGCCATCGGCCAATCGCCAAGACGTCCTGGTCCCCGTCCGAGTCAAAGTCGATCACTTGCAGCGCTTCGAGATCGATCGTGCTGGGGGTTTGCAGCGCCGGCTCGCGGAACGCCACTTCAGCGGCCAGCGTGGACGCGGCCAGCATGAGGCCGAGCATGACGGCGATGACTTTCATTCGATGTCCACCGGCGCCTCGACGATCGTGGTCACCGTGCCGACCGGGTACCACTCGCCGGCACGTAACGGGATCTCCACGGGTCCACCGTAATCGGGGTTCCTCTTAACGATCTTCAGTCCTCCTTTGCCATCTTCGGCTAGGAGGCCGATCGTCGATCCTTCGTCCTTGATGTAGACCATAACGATCGCTTTGCCGGGCCTGAACAGCGATCGCGCGGGGTCGATCCGAACCTTCCAACCGTTGCGCAACACCGGATGCATTGAGTTCCCGTAGATCTTGATGACGCGGACGCGGTCGTCGCGGACTTCGCGAGCTGTGCTCGGAACGGCTTCTCGAAACGTGTTCAGCACTTCAGCTTCCGAGGTAGGGAGGAGAACGTCGTCATGGCGCGGCGGGCCTGCAGCCACCTCCGGCACTTCCAGAACCCACGTGTGCAGCGGCCGCGGGTAGTCCGTGTCTTTCTCGATGAAATCGGAGGGCTCGATCGGCGGCGGGGGAAAATCGCCACTATCGTCCGGTTGCGTCGGGAACGCGATCACGTTCTCGGCGAGCGGCACGATGGTCGGCAGAGCTGAAACTCGGATCCGCGCCACTACCCACAGGGCTTGCCGAATCACTTCTTCGCGGTCGGCTTCTGATACTTGCTCGAGACTGTTAATGAGGTGTCTGTACGCTGCGTTCCGTTCGTACGGCGTCGCCTCACGAGGAAGCGGCTTGTCTTCGAGAAGGTCCGAGACCATCACTCCGAGGTAGTTCGCCAGCACGGCCAAGTCGATAGCGCCGGGTTGCTGTTGACCACGCGCCCATTTATAGATCGTCGACCGGTTCAATCCTGTTTCGTGAGCGGCTGCGTCGACCGCGCCGGATGGGATCAGCGCTGCGAGCTTAGCAGCCAGTTGCCGGAGCGCAATTTGTCTCGTAGCCACGGCTCCGCCACTGCCGCGCGGCGACGTTCCCGACGATCTTTTCGGCATTCCTTCCCGCACGGTAGTCGCGTATTCGAGACTTCGTAAGAAGTTTCTATTGACAAAACGAGACACGTTGCCTAAATTGAGTCTCGTTTATGAGACAAGCTCGCGCCAAGGACTGGAACCACTGGTTCTATCTACACAGTGACGACACACCCCGTCCGCTCAAATCCGAGATTGCTGAGAAGCTAGGGCTGACGCCAGCCCAGTTTTCCCAGCGCCTCGCACCGCGCCGGTACCAGCCCCCCGTGAGCGAGGAAGAAGTCGCCGTGACGGCTGAAATGTGGAACCAGCCGGAGAGCTACGTCCGTCGGATTTTCCCGCGCACTCCCGCTGAAATGCTTCGAAAGGCGGCCGTCTGATGGAGCGGAAAGCCCACGTCACGATCTTCAATCCGCTGCCTCTCCGGATGGCGCGGTTCGCCGACAGAGCGTTCACGGTTGTGGCGTTCCAGGACGACCAGTGCGCTGCGGTCGCGGCGTACGACAGCGCTCTGGGCTCTGGAGCTGGGTCGGTCGTCACGCTCATCGGATGTGACGGCGAGACTCGCTTCGTCTCTCAGCCTCTCTCACTCCATCAGCTTCGCGCGCAGCGAGGTGTCGCGTGAACTGCAGAGCGGCACGAAAAACAGAGCCCGCCACGGTCGTTGATGCATCGACGGACGTCATCCTCTTCGATCTCGACGGCGAAGACGACGCTCGCAAGGTGTGGCGCGGTTCGCTGAGCGAGTTCATCGCTGCGAACCAACTTGAAACCGATGAGATTGCACGCGTCACGCGACACCTTCAGAACCGCGGTCGCCATGTGATCGCGGGCTTCGTCGGATGCGTGTCTGAACTTCGCCTCGCGGCGGAGGTGGTGTAGTTCATGACGACGGCCATCCCGCTCCACGAAATGATCGCCGACCTCGGCGCTCTCACGAACATGTCGATGCTGGCGGACGGCGACCCTGTGGGTGATGTGATCCGGCGCCGCGTCTATGACGCGCTGGCGATCAAGTACGGCGTCAGATCGTCCGCTTCCCCTGAAGTTTCTCTCGAATCTGCCGCAGCTCTTCAAGGACCAGGAGAAGGCCAGCCGCAAGAATCCGATCCTGAACCAAGCTTGCGGACTCCGCCGCCTTCTCCAGGATCTCCTTCTTTTGCTCCTGCGTCATCGCCATCGCGTGACTCCCGCAACGAGGAGGGATCGAGCGACTCCGAACCCACCCCCGAGGTGATCCCGTGACGATGCCCTGGGAAGCGAATCACGAAGCGTTCGCCGGCTATCGCAAGGCAGTCGCCGCGGGAATGGGCGTCAGCGTCTCGCTTGTGGACAAGTACTGCGCCGAGCCGAAGCCGACTGGCGACGGCGAGTACTCGCCGCTCGAGCGCGTCATCGAAGGCGTGCGTGCGCTCCGTGCCGCAGGCGCGAGGACCGCTGAAGTCCAAGTTCAGTACCTGCTGAAAGAGCTCGGCTACACGCCCGGCGTGCGCTTCGACGAGGTCGGTGAGCCGGCCTCGCTCACTTCTGCCGGCGTGCTGATGAAGGAAGTAGGGGAGTACCTCGGCGAGCACGGGCAGCTAGTCGCCGACGGCGAAATGTCTCTCGTCGATGCCATCCGCATCGAGGCTCAGCTGACTGATGTCGCCCGGGTGGTGGAACGCGAGCGCTGCGCATTGCTGACCTTCATCGCGCGCGCTGAGGATCAACAGACACGCCTGCGCATCGGCCCGAAGCGCGCGCCGCGCTTCATCGAATCGCGGAGAGCAGCCACGGCCTGAAAAGGAAAAGCGGCCGTCCGGCTGGTACCCGGAACGACCGCAGAGAGGAAGAACTGTCCATGTCCAGTGTCCACAGCGTAGCGAGTGAAGTCAAGACAGCGACGCTCACCGCTGATCATGCGATCACAGCGGCGGGCGTCAATCGCGAGCAAGCGGTGGAGCTAAGCCAGGCGCTTCGCGCTGCGGAGAATGAGAACTTCGCGCTCAAGCGGCAGATCGTAAAAGATAGCGAGCTGTTCATCACGCGGCTCGCGGCGGTGCTTGCTGAGCGGGAGAACGTCCTCGCACCGTCTACCGCGTTCAAGGTCATCTGCCCAAGGTGCAGCGCCGGTTTCGAAGTCCTCTCTCGGACAACGCCGTACACGCTGCCGTGTGGTCACTGCGGCCCCGTTGTGTGGCGTCGCGTCGAGTACAAGCGGCTGATCCCGCTCGCTACAGCTCTTGAGCACATCGAGCCTGGGGACGAGCTGATGCTGGCCGCTGCTCTCGTCGTCTACATGCAGGGCGCGCCGATCAACCTGCGCTGTGAAAACTGCAGCGCGTTGAACAGCGAGTGCAAGTGCGGCAACGAGGTGAGGCTCTCGTGACGGCGCTCCCGAAGCCGAAGAAGTACGACCGCGAACCGGCTAACGTCGACACGTCGAAGCTGCGATTTGCGAAGCGACACTTCAACCGAGACGCCGGCTATCGGAAGTGGGTCCGCGGCTATCCGTGCGCACTGAAAGGCAAAGGCTTCGGCAACTGCTCGACTTCGAAGGTCGAGGCTGCACATACAGCGACCGGCGGTCTGCAAATCAAACACGACGACTCCAGGTGCGCGCCACTGTGCGGCGGACCTGATGGTCATCACCGGAAGTTCGACACATACGAACTGCCGAAAGAAGCGCGAGAGATCGTCCGCCGTCGCGCCGCTGAGATTCGCCGCAGGTGGGAGGCGAGCCGATGACGGTCAGCCAGCGTGCCGTCGCATGCCTCGGCCTTGTCGCTGTGTCACTCATTCCGCCGGCGAATCGGGCGCTCGATCTGTTCTGCGCCTTCATTGCCGCGTTGCTATTCGCAAGCATCGTCATCGACTTCACCGGCCTGAAGCAACGGCGCACGACGAAGCCGGTCGTGAAGCGGCAGACGACTGAGAACACGCAGGCACTCGCTGCATACCGGCGGGATCACGAGCGCGACGAACAGCGCGAACGTCAACGTGCTGAGCTTCGCCAATCACTTGATCAACTGCAGAACCGCCGGAAGGCGTTGAGAGGAGTTTCCCGATGACCGGCCTCACCGTTACTAAGATCTCGGCCGAGAACATTCTGAAGTTTGACCAGTTCTCTCTCGACAACCTAACGAAGCTCACCCTGTACCGCGGCGCGAACAATCAAGGGAAGACGACTGCGCTGAAGTTGCTGTCGCTGTGCGTGAAGGGCACGGACAACCCGAAGTCCGTGATTCACGACGGCGCCTCAAAGGCGAGCGTGTCACTGGAGCTCAGCAACGGCTTCACTCTGCGCCGCTCGTTCACTGAGAAGGGCCAGTACTTCAAGCTGATCGATGAACGCGGCCATGAAGTGCCGAAGCCGCAGGAGCAGATCGATCGGATCCTCGGCGAGTACCGCGACTTCAATCCGCTCGCCTGGCTCGCGATGCCGGCGAAGGAACAGGTCCGAATCCTTCTCCAGGCGATCGACGTCCGGCTCACGGAGGAGGGGTTCACCGCAGCAACTGCGCTCGAGCCGCCGATCGGCGTGGACTTCGACCGCCACGGATTGCTCGTCATCGACACGCTTCGCGACTACTACGCCGACGAGCGCAAGACTCAGAACAAGATCGCCGACCAGAAGAAGAAGGCCGCGGCCGAAGCGCGAGAGCAGCTGCCGCCAGCGAAGCCGGTGATCACCGACGCCCGGCGCGAGGAAGCCGCGCGGACGCTCTCGGAGGCGCGGCAGAAGAAGGGGAGCGTCGAGGCGCGTCAGCTCGCGGCCAAAGAACACGCGGCAGCTGTCGAGCGACTTGGCCGGGACGTTCAGCGCGAGCGCGATGAGCAGAGCCGAATCGCGAAGGACGTCGCCACGCTCGAAGCCGAGATCGAGGAGATCAAACGGCGCATCGTACGGAAGCATGAGCAGCAGGCCGAGTCCGTCAGACGCCAAGCGGAGATCGAGTCAGAGCTCGCCACGCTCGCGACGTCCGCCCCTCCCACGCCGGCGGAAGTTGAGGACGTCAATCTCGCTATCCGCCGAGCGAACGAACTCTCCGTGGCGATTCAGTCTGACGAGAAGGTGCTCGCTCGCTTCGAGGACGTCGAGCGCATGGAGAGCGACGCGGCGAACGCAGCCGCCCAGGCGTCCATCCTCGATCAGACCGTCAAGGTCGTGAGCGGCGAGTTGCGCCAGCAGTTGCTCGCGAAGGCCGCGCTGCCCGTGGGGTCGCTAGCGATTGACGGAGACCGGATCCTCGTCGACGGACACGAACTGCAGCACGTCGCTGAGAGTCAGCAGATCCGGGTTGCGCTCGCAATCGCGCGAGCCCTGCGGCCGGCGCTGCGCGTCATTGTCCTCGACGGCGCCGAGCGCCTCGACGCGAACACCTTCGCGATCTTCCTCGAGGAGATCCGCGGCGACGGCTTCACCTACTTCGCGACCGAAGTGGACCGCGATGGCGGAGCGCTCGAGATCATCCGCTTCAGCGAAACCGCGACGGCCATCGTTGAACAGCAGGAGGTCGCCTGATGTCGGCGCGTCCTCCGATCGGCGTATCCCGCCGCCGCTTTTCATCCGTCGAAGGGTTCGCGAAGCGCGTCTCGATGCCGCGCATCGGGAAGCTGCGGCTCGGAATCAAAGACGTTGCCCGCAGTGGCAACGAGTTCCCGAAGGAGATCGACTACTTCAGGTGCGACCCTGACCCGCACATCAACCCTGAGGAGCGGAAGAAGATCCTCGAGAAGTTCGCCGCCGTCTACGGCGACCGGCCGACCGTTCTCAGCAACGTCTTCTTTCCGAACGATGACAAGTCGTTCGTCATCCCGCATCCGATTGAGTGGTGGGCGCAGGGCAAGAACGGCGCAAAGCTCATGTGCCAGGGCGACGGCGTGGAAGCCACGCGTCTGAACATCGAGACGGGCGATTGGCAAACACGTCATTGCAACCAAGTCGCGGAGTGCGCCGAGTGGAACGCCGGTAAGTGCGGCCTGAAGGCCAGGCTGCGCATCTTCATTCCGAACGTCACCGTCTCCGGCTACTGGCAGGTCGACACCAGCTCGCAGTACGGCGTTGGCAACATCCTCGACGTGGTCAATCACATGATGACGATGTTCGGTCAGCTGACTTCGATCCCACTCGTGCTGTCGCGTGAGCCGGAGCCGATCACCTTCGAAGGTAAGACGACCACTCACTACATCCTCCACCTGCGCGCTCCGAACCTCGACCTGCAGGAGTTCCGGACGCTCGTCTCCCGCAACCAGCTGTCGCTGCCGCCGGCGGACATCGACCTCGAGGAGCCGGACGTCGATGTGCCTGAAGAGATCGTCGCGGACTCAGTCCAGGAGGAACCAGCCGATCCGGAGGTCCTCGCGAAGATCAAGCTGGGTTTCGACGCGCTCGGTACGAAGGACGTCGATCGCGCGACAGCGCTGCACACGTACAAGGGCCGTGAGCAGGTGCTGCTGGACAGCATCAACAAGCGCGTCGCCGACCGGAAACAGAAGGAGGCGAAAGCATCATGAGCCGCTTCCTACACAGCACCTCGGCCGAGAAGTACTTTGACAGCTGCCCGGCGCAGTTTTACCTGTGGCAGAACGGCGCGCCGCGCGGAACGGAGCCGCAAAACTACCTCTTCGGCCGCGCTGCACACGTGGTGATGGAGCTGTACGTCGATCACTGCGTGAATCACGAGCGTCGATCGGACATCACAGTGATCGGACAGTTCATTGATCAGGCGGTGCGCAGCACCGCGCTGTCGCTCAGGTACTACGACGAGCTCGCGCTCGTGGTGCGCGGCTTTCTCAACGTCTACGAGATCGACGTTGAGCACTCGATCTCCCGCGAGGGCGGGATCGCGTTTGACGACGAACTGAAGGTCGTCGAATGGCCGGACGCCATCGACTACGACGTGATGCGCACTCCGGTCGAAGCGAAAGGCAACGTCTTCTGGCGCTGCAAGCTCGATCACGCGCTGCTGTACCTCGAAGATCACACGCTGGTCGTTCAGGACTACAAGTCCGACATCTTCGCGCCGTCGAAGAGCGCGATCGCCGAGCCGTCGTCTCGCTTCTATCAGCAGGCACGGAAGTACGCGTGGGCTGCGTGGCGGGGTATCTATCCGGCGGAGATCATCCGCGTCGATTTCGTCTTCATGCGGTACGTCGCCTACGGCAACCCGCTCGTCCGGTCGCTGACGTTCACCAAAGACGAGTGCCTCGAGACTCAGGAGCTGCAGCTCGCGAAGTCCCGGTACATCGAGGCGACTCAGGACTTCATCGCGACGCCGGGCGATCACTGCGCCAACTGCTCATTCCGCGAGACCGCGTGCCCGATCATCAACGAACGCGCCGACGCCGATCCAGCCTCACTTATGCGTCGGTTCCTCCTTGACCGAGTTCTCCAGGACGAGCGGCGAGCGCGGTTGAAAGAGCACGTCGCGGAGTACGGCTACACCGGCGGGCTCGGCCCGCTGCGCCCTACGTTCGAGCAGGGCGAATCCGAAGTACCGGACATGAAGCGTGTGTGGGAGGAGCTGCTCGACGTCGGCGTTGAGAACCCGTGGGCAGTCATGAAGCTGTCCGCTACTGATGCCAAGCGCATTCTCGACAAGGACATCTTCGAACGCCTCCTGCAGCGCGCCTACGACAAAGACATCGAGGTCCGGTTCAACGTTCACCAGCCGAAAGAAGTCCTGCTCGCGTTGGCTGAGGCGCGCGGGATCCCGACGAAGAAGCCTGGCAAGACCGGCATGAAGGATCGAACGGTGGCCGAGCTCGCGTGGGATCTCGCGAACTGCCCCGACGAACCGTCGGCCGGTGACGTGGCGGATCTCTTCGATGGTCGGCCGCCGCTGCGCGACAGTCCGATCGAGATCGATCTCGCGACCATTCAGGAGCTCTCATGATCATTCCGGTTCAGCGTCGCAACGAACTGCTCGGCGCCATCACTCAGATGCAGAAGCGGCACGAAGAGGAAATGCAGGCGGCGAAGCGTGACGCTGAGCAGGCGCAGGAGATGGTGCGCAAGATCGTCGCTGTCGCGGATCCCGAACGGATCCAGCGCGGAGAGCAGGTGATCGTTGTCCGCGGCCGCGAGCGACTGTACGGCGAGTGGGAACGTGTCGTCGATGCAGCGGTCTCTGACCTTCTCGCCGGCGCCGTCGTTCTGCGCCACTCGTTCTTCGCCACCAAAGACTACGACCGGTGGTCGGGTCAGTTCGTAGGCGACACGGCCTACGGCATGGGTCCGCGCCACGGGAACATCGTCTTCGAAGTCGCATTGACCGCGGAACTGCGCACGCGCAATGGCCACGAGGCGCGCGAACTCAGTCGCGAAGAGATCACCGATGCCGTGTACGTGCTCGAGCGTCTCCGCCTCGAAGGTCGTGAGCAACAGCAGCGCACGCGGAGGTACGCGTAGGCCAACTGAGGAAACGCTCCGGTCCAGCCGAGCCGGAGCGCGTTGTGCCGACTGTCGCGTGTACTTCTCCAACACATGCGCGGCAGCCGGTAGAGCGAATGAAAGCAGGACCACTGAACGTGATCGCAACCGTACCGAGTAGGGAGGCAGAACCGAACATGGGCAGACCGAGCGACAAACGTCGATCGGCGCGACGGCCGGGGAAGGCAGAACGCGCACGTAGAAAGAACACTCACGGCAGGATGATGATCTTCTCGTCTTCCCTCCGTGACTGCGTGAACGGCGACGGACACGGCTTCCTAAAACTCGGCCGGAAGAAGGACCGCGAGGTATCTCGGTTCCTTGCCCGTCATGACGGTGAACCACATCCTGAAAGTTCGGGCGCGAAGCTGGACGGCCGTTCTACAGGCAATGCGCACGCGGTCGCGTTCAGTGATCCTGCTGAGCCGGAGGTCCGGTCGTGACGGAGCAGCTCAAGCTGCAGCGCCGCTACGGCAACGCCGGCGACGTCGGTGCGCCGTACCAGCCAGGATCGTCAACGTCCCGCGAAGCTGCACAGGCGATCGCTGACCACGCCTCGGAACAGCGGACCGAGGTCTATCTGTGCATCCGCAAGGCGAAGCACGGCGGCCGAACTTGGGACGAGTGCGTCGCGATCCTCGGCTGCTCGCCCACTGCGAACGGGCGCGTCACTGAGCTCGTCGATCTCGCGCTGATCTGTGACGCCGGTGTGAAGCGAAAGACGCGCCGCGGCCGCAACGCGGTCGTGTGGATCGCTACGGAGTTCCGCTCATGAGCACGTACGAACGCGACGAGCCGGAAGAGCCCTGCGAGGAGTGCGGCTCGACGTACTGCGACCACCTCGCAGAGCAGCGGGCGGACCTGCGGCGCCAAGAGATCGAACGTGAGGCCGCGGCTGAAGCCGCTTGGTGGGCTCCTGGCGGCCGCGGCGCCGTCCTACTCGGACTGCCGGACGACCGCGATGAGAGCGAAGAGGAGGCCTTCTGATGATGGCGCTCACCCTCACGCAGCCGTGGGCGTCGCTCGTCGCGATCGGCGCGAAGCAGTGGGAGACCCGCAGCTGGCCGGCGAAGTTCCGCGGGCAGCTGGCGATTCATGCGGCGAAGGGATTCACAGCCGACGATCGGCGGATTTCCACGGATCACCCTCTGTACCGCGAAGCGCTCAGCAACCTGCCATTTCTGCATCCGTTCGACGTCGCCGGTTCGGTGCTCGCAATCGCTGACTTGACCGAGTGCCGGCCGACGGAAGAGTTCTTCAGTGTCGGATCAGCCGGCGAAGCGCGCAAGCGCGGCGTGATCATCTCCGCCGAGGAGTTCGCGTTCGGCAACTTTGATGAAGGCCGCTTCGCTTTCAAGTTCGAGAACGTCCGCCGCGTGACGCCGATCCGTTGCCGCGGAGCGCTGAACTTCTGGCGTCTCCCCGACGCGGTCGAGCTGCAGATCCGAGAGGAGCTCGACGTATGACCGTAATCAACTTCCGCACACCTGCGGCGACCGGTTCTTCCACTCAGGCTGCCAACGCAGTTCCCCTCCTGAGTCATCATTCCGTTGTCCGCTACGCAGCGTCACTGGTCGCCACGCTGCGTAGCGTCCTTTCCTTCGCCGGCTCAGTGGTCACTTGGCCAATTGATTTCCTCCGCGACTTCTACGGAGTCGAGCCGCTTGACGGTCGCGTGTTCGTAGCTTCGATCGTCGATCGTCATCGCGTCGAACGATGCCGGCTGCGATGCGGAGACATCCACGATCTCGGTGAGATCTGTCGCTACCAGAGAGTCGGCGACTGCTCGTCCTGCGGCCAATCGGTTTCGCTCGACTACTTCGGGAACTGCTCGCTCTCCGGTGAGCGGTACCGCCTGCATCCGATCTCGAATCGCCGGTCACATCCACATGCCGGCATGACGATCACGAAGGAGGGGCGCATGAGGAAGACCTAGCTCGGCAGATGAGTCGCGCCGCCCGGTGCGAGTGCTCGGTCTCCTGAGGAGCGCGGGCTGCTGCAAAGGACGGGCGTCGCGATCGATCGGCCGATCGACAACCACGGAACTGAGTCGCTGCACCAGCAGCAGAGGAGAGCCATGCAGCAAACAGCTGAAGCCCAGACCATCACCTTCGAACTGCTGGAGCAGATGATCCAGACCCGCTTCGAAGGGACCACTACCACTCTCAAAGACACGATCGAGAACGCGGTCCAGGTGTGCGTCGCCGCGGTGTCACGCCACTCGAAAGGCGCGTCGCTCACGATCAAGATCGACTTCAACCCCGAGGACGAGGGGCAGATCGACATCTTCGCGGATGTCGACGTGAAGTTGCCCAAGCCGAAGCCGATGCCGGTACGCCTCTACGGCACGAAGCGCGGCGAGCTATTCACGGACGATCCGGACTTCGTGCAGCCGACCGGCATGTTTGGCGGCCGCACGAAGCCGCAGCCCGTCACCGATCCCGCCGCCACAACCACCAAGTAACGGGCCGTCACGGCCACAGGAGCAACGATGCAGACCGAAGACATTGAGGGTTACGAAAACCTCACGCAGGCAATCGCCCACATCCAGAACACGGCCACAGCCGCGAAGCGCGAAGCCACGATCACGCTCGCCGACGGGCGCGTCTTCCTCTACGACGACCGCGACCAGAAGTACACCGAGATCGATCGCTTCGTGAAGTTCGAAGGCGCGGTCTCCACCGTCGAGTCTTTCGCGGAGCTCGTCGCGGAGTACGCGAAACGCTTCAAGCGTGCAGACGGTGCGAAGCAGACGGTCACCTTCACTGGTGTCGGTGCGACGTACTCGCCTGACGATGACGATCGCCGGCACCTGTTCACCTACAAGCGTGTTCTGTCGCAGCAGTGGCTCGCGCTGAAGACAGCGCTCGGCAAGCCGATGAGCCACAAGGATCTCATCCGGGCGCTGCAGACGCTCTCGCCGTCGATCGTCGATTACCCGCTCGTCATGGCGTCGTTCCGCCGGCTCGTCGTGTCGAAGGACATTCGGATGACGTCGGAGCCAATCCTCAACGACAGCGGCGACAGCACCAACGGCTACAACGTGAACCTGTCGCTGAAGGGCGGCACAACCGAAACCACGCTGCCGTCTTCGATCACCGTGAAGGTGCAGTACGCGCGAGGCAGTGAGGCGACTTACGAGATCCCCGTCGAGGTGGACCTCACTGAGAAGGAAGGCATCCCGATCGTCACGCTCTTCGCGCCGCTCATCGATGCGATTGCTGACCAGGCGGTGATGGACGAGATGAAGTCCTTCCACGAGGCGATGGAGCGCACCGGTCTCAAGGAATTGCTCGTCGTCGTCAGCTTCTGATCCCGTCGTCCGAGCTGCCGACGACGTCGGCAGCTCCCTCGAATGGACCAGACCGAAGAACTTGTTGAGCTTCAACCGCATGCCTTCGTTGGGTGCACGCAGCCGAGCGTGTTCCGCGATGAGCAGTGCCAGCGGTGTGGCGTGCCGAACTGCCATTGCCTGCCGAATGACGCGATTCCCTCCTGCGCACCAGTCGCGGAGGTGGCGTGAAGCATGGCGACGCGTTCTGCGGCATCGGCGGGTTCGGACTTGCAGCTCGCCGAGTCGGCTGGTCGACCGTCTGGGCAGCCGAGATCAACGATGCAGCGCGGGCTGTTTACGCCGCTCGACTCGGAAACCCGGGACTCACCTTCGATCGAGACATCCGCGACTCTCGAGACCTGCCCCACATCAACATCCTCACCGGCGGTTTCCCGTGTCAGGACCTCAGCGTCGCCGGGCGTCGAGGAGGACTTGCGGCTTCGCGGAGCGGGCTTTTCTTCCAGCTTGTACGAATACTTCAGGCGTCTCGGCCTGAGTGGTTCGTTTTTGAGAACGTCCCTGGGCTACTTTCCTCGAACCGCGGACGCGACATGGCGATCGTCCTCGATTCGCTGGTCCAGTGCGGGTACGGCGTCGCGTACCGGATTCTCAACGCTCAATTTTTCGGCGTCGCCCAACGACGCGAGCGCGTGTTCCTTGTCGGACATCACTCTGGAGAGTGGGAACGTGCCGCTGCGGTTCTTTTTGAGCCAGCGCGCAGCGATCGGGATCCTGCGTCGGGCGGCGAAGCGGGGACGGAAGTTGCCGGCACGCTTGGAAGCAACACTCAGGGCGGTCAGCGAACGACCGATCTCAACACGCCCTTCGTCATCCAGAACGCAACTCGAGGAGCCGTGCGAAAGCAGAACGGGCTCGGAGTCTCCGAGAGCGGCGTCTGCTTCACACTCGACCAGCAGTGTGACCATGCGATCGTCCAGCAGGCGATCAGCGCGAAGTGGGCGAAGGGCAGCAGCGGACCTGCCGGCGACGAGCATCACAATCTCCTCGTCGCCGGCAGCGTCGACGTACGAACCGGCGGCCGTAGCTACAGCGTCGATGAAGCGGCGGGAAATCGACTCGTCGTCGCCAAACCTCTCACCGCAGGCGGCAACGACAAGTTTGACGAGTCGCGCGAAAACTACATCGTCGCGCGCCCGATCCTCAGCAACGCTGGGCGCACCTACGACTCCGCCGGAAGCGCTGGCATCGGCCCCGTCAACCTCGTCCTCGGTGCGACGGTTGACGCCGCTGGAGTGCGAACGCCTGCAGGGTTACCCCGATCACTGGACTTGTGTCCGATCTGCATCGAAGGGCCGGATGGCGCACGCTACCGCGGTATCGGAAACGCCATTGTTCCAGTTGTCGCGGAATGGATCTTTGCGCGGATCAACCGAGTGCGGAGAGGCGAGGTGATCGCATGAAACGCGGTCGTCCCCGTCTCGTCATCTGTATCGGCGGTCTACACCGGATGACGAAGGCTAACCGTCTCAACCGTGGAGGCTGCCGAGCCTGCAACAACGCGGCGAGTCGTAACCGCTACGCGGCGCGCGCGCTTGAGTACAAGGCTCGACGATTGGGGGTGGCGGCGTGAAGTTCTTCGTCGGCCTCCATCAACCTTCGGACGCGAGACATTTCGGCCGTTCGTTCGTCAGCGTCAGCCGTCTGCGCTCTCGGCGATCCGATTTCTCGGTCGGCGACTGGATCATGGACTCCGGTGCGTTCAGCGAAATCGCAACTCACGGGCGGTATCGCGCGTCCGTGGAGGAGTACGTGGAGCAGGTTCACCGCTGGGCCAGGTGTGGTCGCATGCTCGCGGCGGTTTCGCAGGACTACATGTGCGAACCGTGGATCGTGGCCAAGACAGGACTATCGGTGCTCGAGCATCAGCGACTGACGATCGAGAGGTACGACGCAATGCGCGCGGCTGTCCGATTCGACATTCATGTGATGCCGGTGCTGCAGGGCTACACGATCGACGATTACGTTCTGCATCTGCGTGCGTATGGGTCGCGGCTCACGCCTGGGACGTGGGTCGGCGTCGGATCAGTCTGCAAGCGCAACGCGAACGTTCGCGAGATCGAATCGATCCTCCTCGCAATCAGAACGCTGCGTCCTGATCTTCGGCTTCACGGCTTCGGCCTGAAAATGACGGCGCTTGCCAGCCAGACGGTGCGCGACTGCCTTCACTCCGCAGACTCAATGGCGTGGAGCTTCAACGCCCGGAAGAACGGTCGCAGTGCAAACGACTGGCGCGAGGCGGCGCGATTCGCTGACTGGATTGAGCGGATGCCGACGCAGCGGTCGCTCTTCGGCGAGGTGGCCGCGTGAGGCGTCTACGTATCAGCGGAGACGAATTCCCATCCGTCGTCTGTAAGTCTGACGTGCTCCGTTCCGACGAAGGCCGTCATCATTGCGACCGTCGCCAGCAGCTGAGCCTTCAGCTCTTCGTTGGGTGCGCTCTGCGCGATTTTCTTCATCGATGCGTTGAAGTCGACGACGTAGTTCGCCGTTATCGGCTCAACGTGCTCGAACGATTGTTTCTCGATCACGTCGCCGAGGTTGTTCGCCGATTTTGCGACGCCCGCGGTGTCAGCCAGCGTGTCGGAGACACTCTCGTCGGCAGCCCAGAGCTGAGTGGTCGCCGTCAGGTCGTCGGCGTAACTTCGGAGGCGCTCTACGAGGACAGTACGCGGCGGCGTCGGCATGGCCGCGGATTCTACTCCCGGAGGTTCGCATGAAGCTCCCTCTCTTCCATCTTCCGGTGCAAAGAGGCGCCAGTGAGAAAGGCAGGTCCTCACGCGTCCCGGGAGACCGTGAGACCCGCGGCGCCGACACCTTCCGGGAGAGCGGCGCTGCGTCTTCACTGCCGGTTGTAGAGGAGGGAGCCCAGTGACGAGCACAATCGCCATAGGAGGACTCATGCGACCCAGTCACCCATCGTTTCCGCAGGATTCGGCACAAATGATCCGCAGTGCTTCCGATGATCGCCAGGCCGCAGGGCGAGTCATCGGATACTTCGTTGACCAGACTGCAAAGAGGTGGTTCGCCGCGGCAGATCTCGCCAGTTCGGCCGCGGTGTATGCGAGTGCGCTGCACACGCGTTATAGCGCCCTGGTTGACCGCGTGTTCGATCATTGCGAGTCGCCGATCGAGCGCGCATTCTTCCTTTCCGTTGTCGCCCTCGGCGTGTGGCGACTGGGTCCTTTCGGCTGCCAACTTCACAGCCCGAGCAACAGCACGATGATACGCGCCCACCACGCTGATCTGCGGAGATGGGAAAGGACTCTCGAGGAGTTTCTTCAACTTCCCGATCACGACGAACTTATGCGCGAGGCGGCTCGTCAGTCTGATACCGAAGCGCGATCGGCCGCCAAAGACTACCTGAGCGATGTCGTGCTCGGTGGTCGCTACGGCATCCATGTCGCTGTTCAGCCCGCGTTCACAGATGAGCACATCCGTCCCGACTCGGTGGTGTATTCGCAGCGGAGTGACCGGCTGTGGGTCGTCGAGTGCGACGGCTTCGATTACCACAGCGATCGAGCGAAATTCGCGTCCGACAGGTCTCGTGACCGAATGCTCGTATCACTCGGCTACACGCCTATTCGTTTTGCCGGGTCAGAGATTCACGCGGACCCACTTCGGTGCGCGAATGAACTCATTTCTGCAGTCACCGCTACCGACGACGTCACACGGAAGGAAAACTGATGCCGAGAGGTCGACTGCTGAGCCAAAGCATCAGCTACTCGGAATCGATCGAGTGGATGTCAGAGTGGGCTCAGCTTCTGTTCGACCGCATCGTCATTCACGTTGACGACTTCGGCCGCATTGAGGCGGCGCCGGCCGTCCTCAAGGCCAAGACGAAGCCGCTCTCGAAACGAAAGCTCGCCGATTTCGCCACCGCGGTTGCAGAGATGGTCAGCGTTGGTGTCGTCATCGCGTACATCGCAGACGACCGCGTGCTCCTTCAGGTCGCGAAGCATGACGAGCACCAGCGGATCGATCGTCGCACCGAGAGTCGCTACCCCGCGGTGAGCGGTGCGCCGCTCTCCGCCGTTCAGGTGGTCTCGGCTCTCGGCTGCGGGAAAGCGCCGGATTCTCCCGCGCTTTCCCCTAGAAGAGAAGAGAAGAGAAGAGAAGAAGAAGACAAGTCCAATAAACCGCGCGCGGGCGCGAATGCGGGTTCCTTCAGTCCAGGTGACTCAGTGAAGCGATGGACCGCTGAGAAGTTTCCGATGCTCGACTTCGAGGAAGAGGTTGGAGCGTTCGTGGATCACCACACGGCAAAAGGGTCGTCATTCAAGGACTGGGATGCAGCGCTGCGCACGTGGATTCGCAATTCTGCGAAGTGGAGCCGAGGCAATGGAAGAAGCCCAAGTAGTAGCGGAGCCAAAGGAACAGCCGACCGAGCTGATGCACGAACGGCTGCGCCAGATTCAGGACGAAGCGCGCAGAGCGGCAGCGGTCGAAAGCGTTTCGAGCACCGTTCCGCTGCCGACGTTCTCGCGAACCGGGGCGTGCATCCGGTGTCGAGTGGAACTACCGGAGGACCGGATGATCCAGTGCGCTGACTGCGACATGACCGTCGCCGCAGAGATCGCAAAGCGCGAAGCGCGCGACTCGGAAGAGCAGCTCCGGAATCGTCTGCGGCACAGCGGTTTGCCCATCGACTACCGCATCCGATCGCGCGCACTCCAGCACCTGCCGACCGTGGCGCGTCAGGCCGTAACATCCTGCGACCTTCTCGGCGACGGAGCTCGCGGGCTCTTCCTGTGGGGCCCGGCTGGCTCGTTCAAGACGTCCGTCGCCGCGGCGTACCTCGCTGATCGGATTGTCGCGGGTGCGACGGGGCGCTACGTGTTTGTGCCGGACCTGATGTCCGAGGTTCACGCGAGCTACCGCTCGAACGACGCAGAGTCCCGCGACGCGATCGTGTCGAAGTGCGTCGCAGCTCGGATGCTTGTCCTCGACGACCTCGGGAAAGAGAAGGCAAGCGAGCACGCCGCCGGCGTCATCTTCGAGATTCTCGACGGCCGGTACCGAAATGCGCGGAAGGGCGACTGGACGATCGTGACGAGCAACTTCGATCTCGATGCGCTTTGCGATCGATTCCCGGGCGAGGAGTTAGCGGATCCGATCCGGCGCCGGTTGTCTGAACTGACGCTGGCGCTTCCGATGGAGGCGGCATGACTGAGCCGAACATCGACGCTCAGCTGCAGTCGCTGGTCGACGAACTCCTTTCGAGCGGCATCACGCTGCCGCAGCTGATGGATGCGATCGAGGAACGCTACGTCAAGACCGCGCTCGCAAAGTCGAACGGCAACGTCACACAGGCGTCGAAGAAGCTCGGAGTGCACCGGAACACACTGCACAACAAGCTGCGGCCGCTGACGCAACACCGCGCGGCGATGGCGACGCGCGGACCGAAGTCGAGGTGGTCACGGTGACCGTCGTCGAGCGGCTGAAGCTCGTCCGCGAAGAGGTTGAAGCGTACAAAGCGCGCGTCGCTGACACGTCTGCCGAGCTCACGATACTGACAGCGCGGATGGAGGCGAAGACCGCTGAGATGAAGGCGCTGGAGCGGAGGATCGCTCTGCTGCCTGAAGGCCAGAAACCGTGCAGCGACTGCGGCGCTCCGGTCACGCTGAAGTCGACGCGCTGCAAGTCCTGCGAGCACCGACTGCGGTGGGCGCCAGGCGGATCTATGCGGACGTGGTCACAAGAACGGGCGGCACAGGGATGAGCGAACGCGTGTCAGCAGCCGACTATCAACACCTCGTGAACGGTCGGCCGAAGCGGCGACAGCGGAGGCTGATCCGTACGCTCGCTCCGCAGGTGCTGAGGTGCGACGCTGCTCGTATCGAGTTCACTGTGCCGATAGCGATCGAGCCAGAGATGAACACTCGTGACGGGTGGAAGGCGCGCGCCGCACGATTCGCGAAACAGCGGGAAGCGGTCCGCGCTTGCTGGCCACGACTCAGCGGTGTGAAGGTG